TTACCCCCAGGACGAAATTAACTCTGCATCATCCGGATAAGCTGTAATCAAACTACGCACTCTGGCAATGGCACCATTAACGGCATTCAGTCCAGTGGTCGCATTTAAGTACGTCGGCCCGATAAAAATGTACGCTGACTGGGTACTGATATCTGCTAAGGTACCGGTAGATGACGTCCCCGTTTGTGCAACAAGTCCGTTTTGGTAACCAAACACTTTCCCATTTGCTGGATCGAACAAGCCAGCCGAGGGTACAAAATCAGCATACGGTACCTGCGTTGCCGCAACGTAGCTTCCGGCGACTACGGGTATCTTGTTCGTACACGTGTACTTCCAGGGGTTAGATGTGCCACCAACTGTTTGACGGGTTTCACCAAATGCCAGCGTGCTCGATGCTGTGCCAAAACCTACAGCAATACCCGCGTTATCACTCAGCGCGTTGTCTCTCAACAGAGTGCTTAATAGGAATAGGTCATTACTCCGGTTCTGTAGTTTAATAACAGATTCAGACTGCAAAAACCGACCGCCATTTGATAGCACTACATTAACAGCCGTCCGTGTCCCTGATGTATCCAAAGTCATAGGGTGAGATTCACCGGCAACAGTGACAGCAACAAAATCTGGGCTATTTGCCAGCCCGTACAGTTTAGTGACATTACCTGAGCCGTCTTGTTTAACGCCCCAGTCTGGAGCGCAATATGCGCCAGTTCTATTCCACATGCCATTATTTACTAAACGCTGTATTTCAGTTAACAGTGAAGCCTCACGCGGCACCGTCCCGCCATCAGCAACAACTCGCGCTTTATGTGCATTGAATAATGCTTCTGGATCAAGATATGCCGAGGATAAATCAATCAGTTGACGGCGACCGTTGTAGGGCTTATTTGTGTTTAATACTACAGCCATGATATTAACTCCTTAGTTGATCTGTATGCGGCACAATAAGCACCAGTTATATAAATTACGGACGGTGTACTTACTCATTCGTGGTGAGGTATCTCGAATGTTCACCAGAGGGAAAGTCCAGTTTTCATAAGGCGCAGGGAACCCAGCAGGGACATTATTATTAAAACCAATCCGCAAAATACTCCCGACTGGCGGGGCACTTGCAAAAACGACTCTGAATGTAAAATCACCGGTTTGAGTTACTGACGTCACCGCAACCGCACCACCCTCGATATCGAAGCCATGATTTGGGGCCGCGCCAAGCGTCGTCGTGTCTATTGTTAATGGGTATCCGAGAGGAGAGTCGAACGTGAGATCAAGAGTGCTCCCTGAAAGTGTCCACGATACTGGCTGCACCGGCTTCCATTTGGCGTGCGTTGGGTTATTGACCGCATCGTAAAGCATCCAGTCGATCGCCTGCCCCTCATATTCCCCTGCCAATGCATAGCCAAGCGGCTTAAGATGTTGGATATCAAGCGGGTACAAAATATTTAGGGGGTATTTTGCGCATGACATAAACGCATCTGCGCGCGAGTTGGCAAATGTACGCTGGTCATTGGCCACCCAATCGCCATAGATGACATCACCGGTGGTTGGGCTCACCGTTCTGATACGGGAACCCATCTGATTCACGCTTATTTTAGGCGGTGTCGCCTGTCCAGTCAGAGCTACATAGTCAGCTTGGTGATCGTTGGCCCACTCCTCAAGGTACCCGGCATATTGACCAGGGGCGGTCACTGATGCAGAGTCAAATTCACCATGAGTAATAGTCAGAGCATCGATCACAAGGGTTTTGCCGATTGAGGCTAATTGTCTCTTTGCCTCTGCAGCTTCAGTTTGCCCGTTAGCGTATGTTGGCGTGCCCTTTTTTAAAAGAGAATAGCCAGCCCCGCCAAAGCCATGCGTGCGTACAAGAAGTACAGGCTGATCACTTGCAGATACACCTCGGCTTGCCATGTTGTTGAGCATGCGTTGAATGATTGGCGTTGCGATAGACTGTGTTGGTGGAGAGGCATCAGTTAAAGCACCCAGGCTATCGGCAGAAATAGCGTTCCCTGACACGTCCCCGCGATCCTGGCCCGCCCCGCTGAACATTAAAGCCCGCCCCGTCAATGCAGGGTCTTTCGGGGAAACTGTTGCTCCCTCTTGTCCAACTGAGAGGCTTTGTCCTGTATTGGCAATCATATGCACGGTGGTCGTTGATGCGCTCAATTCGCGCGCCTTATATGCCCCCTTGGGCTCTGTGTCAGGAAGCATGCTCGATTTAAGCGTAGTGCCGTTGTCATAAGTGAAAACAAAGCCACCAGATCCCAGCAACTTGACAGCACTAACCACTGGATAATCAGCCCATAGCGGAGCTGTCGCATCCTGAGAAGCAACGAGCGCTGGCTTATTGCTGAAGATTCGAATATAGCTTCCACCACCGCCGGAAGACCCATTCAGGATGTCCTGTACTGGGCCTTCAACGCCACATAAAAACCAGTTTCCATCATCATCGAAGTAATCGAAGGCTTTAGTTTTATCATCAGATAGCGTAACAGCCTGGATGCCAGCCCCGGAGAGTATCTTTGCAATCTGCGTTTCAGAGATAACCTTCAGCCGGTCTTGTACAGCATCTTTCATATCAGCCAGGCGCAAGCCAGCATTGTCATCGAACACAAAGAACCCGCCACGACCTGTAATCTCTGTGACTGCCATAGAAAATGCAGCGAATCGTTTTCTCGTTTCAGCATCAGTGACAACAGCGACGCGATCTTGAATGACGTCAGGCATTCCTGCAAAGCCGACACCGGCGTCATCATCGATAGTCATTAATCCGCCAAACTTATCGAGCGGTGTTAATGCAAATTGATGGTCGATAAGAGCGTTAGAATCGTTTTTTGAAATGACACTGTTTATATATTTTTGGGCTTTTTCTATAGATTCAATAAAAACATTTGACGGTAAAAACTGTCCAGTTGGCGTAGGAGTTCCAGCAACGTTAATATATTCATCTGCTATTGAATTTGGATTGTCTGACCAAATAAAGAAATGTGCGCCATCTTGAATCTCACCAGAGCTAATTGCAGCACTTGCTTGTTCTAATGTGTATGCCTTACCTAGTGGCGAAAGATTATTTCTTAGTCCTTGCAGTGTGAATCTTTCCATACCGAATCTATCTTCGTATTTTTCAGCATCTGAGTTAACCACCTCGTCAATTTTTTCCGCGTTGAACTTTAAGTCGATAACATCATTACTTGGTACTGGTTTGGATGTTGGTGTTGTCATTTATTCGGCAACCTCATAATTATACATTTCGTCGTTATATTCAGACATGGTTAACGAGGTGGTCCCGTCGCCATTAGGTTTCTTTTCGGTAATCGTCCACTTGGTCGAATCCATCTCTACTTGCGTAGCAATGACGTAACGAGAGGGGGACTGGACGTTATAGCCGTCGAAGATATTGAGGGTTATTTCTGGTAATGTTGCTGTGAATCCAAATATCGTGTCGCTACGAGGAAATGCCTGGATTCTTGCGGTTGGTGTGCCATTAGCATCGGTGACGATGACAAACATGTCTCCCTGCCATTCAATGCGTTCGCTTGTGTCAAAATCATTTCCATTCCTGGCAACGATATACCCATCCTGCTGATTGGCATCGTAGATGTCAGGTACCTGGACCATCTGCCCTACGTTTACCCATTCCCCATCTGACAAGGCTCTTATCGACATCGTTTGTCGGGAGTAAAGCAACCGTCTAACCTCTTTCAGCGCCCTATCACGCGCCTGATAAGAGTTTCTGACATAAAGCATGTCGAGTTTCTTCGCCTTGACTGGCTCCCCCTCTTCAATGGCTGAACCGGTGATCCGATAGCGAATGAATGCCTGTTTGTTTGTCGTGGGGTTCTTATAGGTGACCTGTACACCGTCAAATCCACCAGGGAGTGTCATGTCGTATGAGAGGCTGTAGTCCTCCGCCTTGGTGTTAGCACGGTTAAACACCGTCACCGCGTTAGGCTTGCGCTCGTCACGCGTAAACGACAACACCCCGTCATCCCAGAACGCAGTGACCGTGGCCGCGTCACAAATGGTCTGCACCCTTGCCCCAAGAGATATATCTTCATCGTCAAACGTGTAATCGAAGTAGCCTAGCCGCGAATCAGGAAGGGACGCTGCAATCGAATAAAGCTCGTAAATGTCGATGCTGGATTCAGCCTGCCCACCCATTTTTAACCAAGTGTGCAACACTGCATCTGCAAACGAGCGCGACGGCCTTTCGGTGTAATCGACAGTTTGGGTTGCAAGGTCATAACTGATAACGTGACGGGTGATGAGTGCGTTGTATTTCCTGTCGCGTGAACTTGTTGCTCTTTCTGTCGCTGTTACAGTGACCGTAACCAGCGTGTCATTCGGGTAAGTGACGTTGCTTCGCGTTCTGACAATATGAACAGCTTCTGCTTTCAGGACTGAGTGATCGTTGCTGTTATTCGTTCTGACAAATTGCAAAGCGTAACGCCCGTAACCTGCGGCCGGTGTTACTTTGAACGTTCCGTATTTAGTGTCTGAATTTTCATCATCATTGTTCAATCCGATGTTAAGGGATTCAGTTGTGCCGGGTATCTGGTTATTGTCATCATCAACTTTCCACCACGTCACTGTTGTCCTGGCATAATCACCATGACCCAACTGAGCCTGAAGGTGTATCCAGAGCTGCTCCCCGGCCACTGGAGAGAAAGACGGGCCGATCACCAGAGGCTCGTTATCATTCAGCGTGAATATCGTCGTGTTGATAACCGCATCACCTGGTATCTGCCCAATGTCATTGCCGCCCAGGTTTGAAAAAGTAAACTCATAAAAATGTTGTGGATCTACCGGAGCGCCGTCATCAGTAGTCGTAGCATTGGTTAGGTCAGCAAACACGGTGATATCCCGCGTTACTGGGCCAGATACCGTGTTGTAGGTGACGTTAACCACGAATGACACTGAGTGCGGTTTCGGCAGATCATAGAAGTAGTCGAAGTCACTATTTTGCTTAATCTTCACCTTGGCCTGACCGGCAACGAATTCTCCCGAAACCATATCCGTGGTTGTCGTTGCCGTTTCGGCAGGGAAGTCTTCGCTCTCGTTTGGCCCTGGCAATTCCTGACCGTCGATATCATCGAATGCGAACCCTTCGTTGATGACCGGTATGTTTTGTCCTGGTTGGAAGATCTGGTATGAGGCACCCGCTAGCGCACCAAGATTCGACTCTGAGTAGCGAACAGACGTCACGTCATACTTGCCCAGACCAAAGTTCATCCACTCGGTCACCTTTTTGATGTTATTGGTGTACTCGAATAGAGACTCCTGGATCAGGTCTGGAAACGCCCTCACCTGACCGTAGTTATCAGGTTTTGCCTCACCGTTACGGGCGATATTCGTTTGCCCTTTCAGGCTGTTGTTCGGTGAAGTCTTGGAGTTGTTTGTGGCCGCGTTAGCGCTGGGTTGCTTGATGAGTGACGAAAGGATTTTCTGGGTAAACTTTATCGGGTTGAAGTGTTCAAGCGGGTTCAAGATTGTGCCGAGTGCGCCACTCTTTGGCTGGTCAAACACGCTGATGATATCGCCCTGGTTCAGCGGAAAGTTAAGTTCATCATCAGGTTTAAGCTTTACTCCGTTCCTCAGTATCTCAACATCACAATGCAGGTTGGCTGTTTTCAGCCAGGGGTAAAACATGCTACCTGCAGCGAGGTTATGTCGCTCTTTCGGTATCCCCGGCACGCGCTGAACTTCGATCAACGGCATAGTCGTAAAACTCCACTTTGGTGAACACTTTTTCTAACGTCCGAAGCTTGTCGAAACGCACCTGTCCAGACTCACCGCGGCTATGGAATGCTTGGCCATTCACCACCAAACCAACATGCTTTGGCTCCGCACCGTAATACGCGATAAATATGCTACTGTCGGCGGCCTTCTCTGCCTGCCGCCAGAACACAACATCACCCGCGAAACACGTCAGGAAGTCGCTACCGGCTTCGTAGTCCGGCGTTTGGTGTATCTCAATACCCAACACATGGCGGTAATACAAAACGACGAGCCCCCAACAATCAGCCGCCTCAAATGAACACGCCCGATCGCGCCACGGCTTACCCTCCATGGCGGACACAAAGTCAGTTTTATGCATTGGCTAGTCCTGGGAAGTCGGTTGTGTTGTAGAGGAAGGCGATGTTGTTGTTCAGCGGGTTCTGTAGAGTCAACGAGCATGTAACGTCGCTCTCATCCATCGACACGTCTTTCACGTACAACGTCCACGGCTTAAGCGGTGTATTCATGTCGGCAGCATCAAAACGCTGATAAGTGGCAGATATTGGCGTTATCCGAGAATAGGTGCGCCACAACTTCAACTGCTGCTTAAAGTCCTGCGCAAGGCGTCCAAACTTCACCGTCGCATTGATTACCGGCGTATTGCTCTGCTGGCTCTCTGATACCTCCATCCGGCATGGGGTGTAAACCTGCCCCGCAAACGTCTTTGGGTAAATCTGGCGATTCACCAGACGGATATAGCCGAAGGTCAAGTGATAAAACGTCATGGTGTCGTAGAGAATTCGGTTGGGACGCTGAGACTGAAATTCGCGTAAAGTTGGCATTTAAAACTCCGGCAAGTCGCGGTTAACCACCTCATCAATGATCCCCCACTGGTTCGGCGGCAGCTCAACAATGACGTCTGAGAATTCATCATCCGGGTTGTAAACCTTCCGGGTGATAACGTTACCCGTCCAGGTCGCCGTGTTGCCGTTGATGCTTGTCTGTACCGGCGGGGCCACAAAATGCAGCTCCTGCATCTGCAGACCTGAGCCCCCCAGATTGCACAGCATGGTGAACCACTGGTTGCCGTTATCGAGATAGCGCGGGCTGCGATACCACTGCTCAAATGCTCGGTCTTCCTGCAGCGTGAAAATCCAGTTCAGTGACCAGGTGGTTTTAAGGTCATCGGTCAGCCGCTGGAAGATGGGAGCGCCTACTGCAGGTTGGTCAGTGCGAAACCCCGCATCAATCGTGCGGCTCTTGTTGGCCTTCTGAGGAAGGGATAGCCAGTCGGGATAAGGTATTGCCACGGTTTTCTCCCGGTAATAAAAAACCCGCCGGAGCGGGTTATGAGGTGTGTTTTCTGCTATTCGGTAGCGCGGCGCGGGGCTTGATGATTCCTTGCGACTGATTGACTCATAGGCCCACCGTTATCCATGTCTGCCATGAAAGCATCAACGGTTAGCGTATTTCCTGACTGTGATACTTGGTAATCATAAGAATGCGAGCCTGATGAGTAGTCATTAAAGTTAACCACGACATTCATTCCTCCACCCTGCATGTCCTTATTGCTGATCACCTTCCCGTTATCGCCGGGGATCATGTACTGGCTGCCGTTCGATGCCTGGTAAATTTCAGGCATGCCACCCTCACCTACCTGATACATGCTGCCAGCAGACACTGGCCCGCCATTCTTGCGCTTACCGGCCAATGCAATGCCAACGCCGTAAGCTGCAACCATGCCTGCAATACCAGCTACCGCTGCGCCACCAAATGTCGCAATGGACGCTGCCGCAGCAGCAGGAGCCCACGCAGTTGCCGTTTGGGTTGCAGCCATACTCGAGGAGTTTGCCTGCATTTTGTCGGCAATCATCGCCATTGCAGCATTTTTGAGGTACTGAATTCCAACCTCTACCAATGCCTGAATGACACTGTTTAGAATGGAGTTACCCAGATTCTGGAATGCCTCAGAGGCCGATTGAGTGCCATTAATCAACCCAGTTAATGAGCTTGATGCTTGGCTGGCGAATCCATCTACAGCAGATGCCATTAGCTCATTCGTGACACTCTGGTTGCGGTACAGTTCCCACATTGCATCCGTCCGCTGTTGCTCATATTGAGTATTGGCGGCATTTCTAAGGAGGATTCCTTGTTGTTCGGTGATGGTTTTGTTGGCTTCGTATTGCTGGATAAGAGCTAATTTCTTGGCATTCTCGTTTGCTAGTTGCTGCACTGGGTCAACGGAACCGGCAGCTTCTGCCATTGGAGAAACAACTGTGTTGGCATTGGCCTGCGCGATTGCACTTGCGTGTTCTTGGGCCAATTTTAGGGACTCTTGGTTGTATTGTTGTTGGTCAACAATCCCCTCGTCATATTGGCGCTTCAGTTGCTTGGTAGCATCTGAATATGTTTTATCTGCATTGCGTACCGGATCAGCAGCAATGGCATCGTTTAAATCCTGCTGCTTCTGCTTGGCATCAAATAACGCCCCGGCAAGTTCACCAATCTCTCGCTTTTGCGACTCAGTGGCCTTACCCCCCGCAGCCGCCACTGCGTTATAAACAGCAGCTTCTCTACTGTTATCGTCGTAGCTAAGGTTCAAATACTGAAGCTGACGTTGAAGGTCTGCGATTTTCTGTGCGCCTTCGTCTGCCGTTTTTGCGCCAGTCTTAGCCCCTTTGCTACGCGCCATCTCAGCTTGCTGCAGGTCATAGTTAGCCCCCGCCAGCTCCCCGAGTTGGTTGATGACATTCTGGTTGCCCTCACCAGCATTGATCGCTTCAAGCCTAGCTGCTTTAACTGCCCTCTGCCGTTTGTCGGTGATTTGGAGTAATTCATTCTCCTGAGTCAGTTGGTCAAGCTGCTTTTGTCCTGCTGCAGTAACACCAACCATCAAGCTCTGTGAGTTGAAATTATCCTTTGCTTTAGCGGCAACGTTCAGCGCATCACTGAGCTGGTTAAATAGCCCAGCAGCAACACCGGCCTCATGCCCATCTCTCTTCAGCAGGTCTATACCTTGCGAGAAAGACCCATTGGCCTGAGCCCGCAATATACCGGACTTACTGACAGTTTGACTTAGCTTCGCTTGTTCTGATTCCACCTGCGCGGTTAATTGAACGTGTTCACTTTCGAGTTGATTAACTTTCGATAAAGCATCCGAGTAAAACAAACTCCCCTGTGACAACCCTGCAACGGCAGCCTTAGCGTTTTCAAGGCGAGATGTTAAATCTGCTAGTCGCGCCTCGTTATTCTTAAGCTCATTGGATTGAACGTTTATTGATTTTGTTGCCTTGTCTATTTCAGCAGCTAGCTGGACGTTGCTCATGGTTCGCATCTTCGCGATCACGCCATCAAGTTTGTCCGCAAAATCGATAGCCTCTTGTTTTGCTTGCTGAGTTTTTTGATAAAAATAGAAGAGTGCAGCTCCAGCGATCATTGCGAATCCAGCAGGCCCGCCAATTAATGCCAATGCGTTCCTAGCCAGCCCGCCAACCGTCATAGTCGCGGCTGCGGCAGCGGCTGTTGCCGTTTTTGTCGCTCCCGCCTGGACCAATTGAGCCTCAGCAAATAACGCTGAACGTTGGATGGCAACTGACTTTGCTGAGTTAAGGTTTGCTAAGGCAAAAGCTTCAGCGTTAGTCCCCTTAGCCACATTGTATTCAGCCTGAGCGAGGGCAAGAGATGATAAGGCAGCCTCTTTATCCAGCATTGATTTTCTTGCCGTCACCGTAGCTGCTGTAGCCGCCGCTGAAGCTGACGCCGATATAGCTGCGGATTGCGCTTTTGCTGCCAGCATATCGCTTACTTTGGCCTGCGTAGCCAAAGCCAACGCTCCGGCGTATCTCCCGCCAAGAACCGCAGCAAAAACCGTTATGACTCCAGCCGCTATATCAATGTTCTCACTTAACGAAATGACGGTATCATTGAATACTTTTAGACCAGACTGCACCGATGTTGACTCACCAACGAATTTGGTGATGTTGTTCCCTGCTACCTGGAATGCTTGCCCCATCGTTTGGATAGTGTTCCCAAACTCCTTGGCGATAGCATCACCTTGAGTTAGTAACCCTTTCACCACAACATCAGTAGTTAACTTACCCTGGGCCGCCATAGCCCTCAGTTCACCCTGAGTTACCCCCAGTGAATCAGCAAGAGCCACAGCCAAACGTGATCCATTCTCTGAAATGGAGTTGAATTCCTCACCACGCAGCACGCCGGAAGCAAGTGCCTGTGATAGCTGAATCATGGTAGAACTGGCTTCTGCTGCAGATGCACCTGATACCACCAAACCTTTGTTGATAGTAGATGTCAGCTTTGCAAGATCGGCGGTGCTAGTTCCTGCGCTACGCGTGGCACGCTCAAGCCGACCATAAAGTGCTGCAGTGGCTTCTAGCCCTGATCTAGTGTTCTGAGAAATATCAAATACCCGTTGAGTAACATCTGCCAGTTGCTCTGAAGGTCGCACCGCGTTTACCAGCTTGTTGCTAACGTCTACCCATGCGTTGGCATACTGTGCCACTTGCTGAACAGACAGTGCAGCCGTCAAACTTGCAGCTACGCGAGATAAGGAAAGGAAAGATTTTTCCGCAACTCCCACCGCCTTTCCAGTAGAGTTAAATTTGTTCTCCATGTCATCAAGCCGCGTATTAACTTGCCTCTGACCGACAAGCAGGCCAGCAACATCCATTTCAACTTGATAAACTATGTTCCCTTCCTGCGATTTCTCAGCCATCTGCTTTCTCCAGGCACAAAAAAACCCGGCATGCTAGCCAGGTTATATAGTCAACACTTTCTTTACATCTACCGACCCATAACAACTACAACCGTGATAAATAGGACTGCGATTACAGTTACGATTGTCAAAATTACTTTGCCACTTAAGAAGGGGCCATTTCCTTTGTCATTAGTCTGTTGCAGGTTCAGGTCTGCTTCAGTTACGTCCATGGCATGATTAGACTGCGCCACTCTTTCTTCAGTGAAAATATCAGAAATGGCCTTAGCTAGTGATCTATCTTTCACAACAATATGAGTCAACAACTCTACTGACGCGTCAGCAACATCTAGCTCAGCTTGGCGCTTATTTCCACCAGAAGAAACTATCTCTTTGTAAAATTCAATTTCTTGATCCACAAAATTTCTTATGGCGTTCCTATTTGGTTTTAGAAATTCGCCTTCGATACTTTTTTCTACAAAATACAAATCATCAGAACTACCTTTATAGTTAAACACTATCACACCTCTCCATCAGTCAGCCCAGCCTTCACGCTTTCTTTTCGTTTCTATTTCGGCGAGCTTATCAAAATCCTTACGTTTGCGTAGAATTATAGCGTACTGACGATAACCATGATGCGCTGGTAATTCAAAAGGCCATGTGTGCTCACTCATGCCATGCTTACGCTTCAAAGCATTAAGTTCCTCCCACTGATCATCGTGCTGCTTTCGCATAGCATCGGCAGTGAGTGGCGCTAATGCAATCTGCTGGATGCAAAGCTGGATAGCCTTCTCTAAGTTCTTACCTGTTTCACGAAGCTTGTAGTGCTTCTTTATTTTCTCTTGAAGCGTGAAGTGCGACTTCAGAATCATTTGCGGGCTTAAATGCCGCAACCCATCCAACCACTCTTCCTCAGTCACATCACTATCCCCACAAGTAAGTAATGGATAGATGGTAGCAGAGGGCGCGGCGGTGGCAACGAAAAAACCCGCAGCTAAGCGGGTTGAGTTATTCGGTTTACGATGGCTTTATGCGACGTCAGCGCCGTGGATAAGGTGGCGCAATGCTTCAACACCATTGGCGTTGTAGCGGAACGCTTCAACCTGCTTTGAAGAGTGAGCTGACTTGTCTAGGAAAAACTTGCCAAACTCTTCGGTTTTGAGGTTATGTTTATTGGCTATGCGGCCGATCTTGTTTGCCGACACATCCAGCATCTTGCCTACATCTCCCGCCGTGTAGTGATTCTCCTCCATCACCGGAAGTGGGATGGCATCGAAACCGGCTACCGGGTTGATGAGGCTGGCGGCAGCAACCTGCTTTGCCTCTGGTGCCAAATGAGGCATCAGGTCAAACAGATTCGTGACAGCTTCGACGGTGAGTTTCAATGTACGCGCCTTGCGATACTCAACAAGACCGGTGGCAGACTTACCGCTGGTAATGTGTGCTTCATGCATCGCCTCAAGCTTATCCACCAGAGAGCGGCGAACGGCTTTTGATTCTCGAGCGGCGACACGAAGAGATTGCTTGATAGTCATAGCGATCACTTCAATATCGTAGCCATTTTTGTGACCTACGAAAATTTCGTAGGTCTCACCTTCAAGCTCATCTTTGATGCGATTGATAAAGTCATTATTACGTACTGGCCTCTCACTGCACTGCTTGCGAGCATCATTGACCATCACCAGCAGAGACTGGCTATCGATGCTTTTCTCAGTGACAGATCCTAAGTTTTTTGCTAAAGTCAACTTAGTCATTTATATCTCCATTCGTTAGTAGATAAAGTTTGACATCCGGCCAGTGGTTACGACCCACTGGCTTTTTCATTTGCGGGATGTCAGCGCAAATTTAATGTTGTAACCCTTTCAGTCCTGATGCCTTCTCCAATCCGTGCTTCACCCCACCGACAATGGCCGTGGCATCATTGATGCGATCGTAAAGCCTGACCGCCAATGGTGAGCCCAACTTTTTAAGTGCTGGGTGAAGTTCCTTCATCCAAGTGTCATGGATGTAGCTCATGTGGATGTACGCAACGTTGGCGTTATGCACATACATTTCAAAGTCGAAAGCCGGATGAGTGTTACCCTGCGCAACTTCGCGGTCGAGGATGTCCAACACCCAGCGGCGGAACTCTTTGGCCATGTAGGTAGTAGCGAACATGGCGATCAGGTGGCACCCTCGAAGAGAGAACACGCGGACACTTTTTTCGCGTAAGTTGTTGTTTATTCCATTAGTCATCATTTTGATGACCATTGACATGCTGCCAGTGAACTCATCTGCGTTACGTGAATAGATGTTCGAAACACTCTTACTTGATGCATAACCTAGCGCCCGAGCCAAATCGGAAGAGGAAAGCCAAATATCGTTCATCTGCGGAACTGGCGTCAGGTTAATGCCATGGAAGTTGAAGTCTGTTGTTGCTACAATATTCATGTTGGTTTTCTCCGAGATTACTGACATAGAGACCCCGTTAGTGTTAGCGCACTTCGGGGTTTCGCCATTATTGAGCTTCACCACACACCTCTTCAGTCAGCCCATACGCCTTTTTCAACTGGTAAATCACCTCGGTATTAAACTGTCGGCACTGTTTCTCACCATTTTTCTGTATCGCCTGGCAGATTTCCTCTGGGAATCGAATCTTGCGTTGGTACATGTCTTTTGCTTTTTGCACTTCCAATCTCCTTTCATGCCTCACCGTGGGGCAAAATAATTGTCACACCGTGCGTCATTGAAGTCAACCCCACGGTGGGGCATAATTTCTAATATCATCTCTATTGCAATTTCTGGATCACAATGAGCAGAGAAGACCCACAGCTGAGGATCAGGCTTCCAATTGATTTAAAAGAGAAAGTAGAGGATTCGGCGAAGGCAAACGGCCGTTCAATGAATGCTGAAATAGTGCAGAGATTAGATGTTAGCTTTCTTGGTGAGATCCCAAGCGATGAGTTAATTTCTGCCAAAGATGCTATTCATATTGCCAATAAAGCCAAGGTAGAACTCTCAAACATCGTACTAAAAAGAACATTCTCTCTAATTAACAAAAAAATACGGATGGGCCATACAACTTTCTACGTTGACGTTTCTGACTTGGAACTTTCCGAGCTTAGCGAAGACGACTTTGTGTCAGTATTTAAGCCTACATTCAGTCGCTTAAAAGAACTTGGCTATGTTGTTCATGATGAGGAATGGGATGCTGAAGGTTTTATGATAGCAATCCCTTAACTACTTCATTCCACCAACCAGGGCGGGCTACGCGGTTTTTGCCAGCCTACGAGCCTTCTTCTTCATGTATTCATCAGCCACAGCGTCATACTCTTCTGCGGTGAATCCTTTCTGCTCTGGGTATTTATTGTTTATCAGCAATTGAAACTCAGTCATGGTCAGTTGCTCGGCTTCCGCTCTCGGCATGCTGAAGTGGTTGCGAGCGGCGCTGATGTACTCGAAAGCGCTGAACTCGGCCACATAGGCGTTTGTTTCGTGGCGCTGCAGCCGCCTAACCTTTGCCTTGCCGATGATGCCATGGGTGATGAGTGACTGAGCCAGGATGATGATATCGTGTACCGGCAACTTCCCCATGCGGTAAACAAAAGCCCTGCGACCACGCTTGCTTGGCACGAACTCGCCGACCAGCGGTGTTACATCATCTTCGCAGCACGCCTGCATAACAATCATGCCTGCCTTTAACGCCTCTCCACCCATCGAATTTATATATGTGGCCAACCAGGAAGGAATCGACCCGTACGCCTCCATGGCGGACTTCATTATTCTTGGTGCTTCGCTATGGTGTAGCTCAGTAAATCGCTCCACAATCTCAGTGGGGGAGCCTATGCGCGTCATATTCGCGAATGATGGTCGAAAGAAGTAATCATGTGCGGCATCAGATAGAGCCATCTCGCCGATTTCAGTAAGTACGGTCATATTGGCCTCGAATAATTATCATCAAGGGCACATGCATGCCCTTTGTGATAGTTACGCGGTTACGGTGGCCGCGAATACGGCGGTAAATGCGCCGTCGTTTGCTTTAGCAGTAATGTTAGCCGCCCCCGCAGTTGCACTAGACGGAGCTGATACAGTCACGGTTAATCCGCTTGCGGTTGCTGTAGCGCGCGCCGGCACGGATGAAACCAGCGTGAATGACTGATCGGTCGCATTAGCTGGAGCGAACACCACGTTAAATGTAGTCGTTGCACCGGCGGCTACCGTGCCACTGGTTGGGGTCAGAGTGATCCCAGTCACTGGAATATCAACCGGGGTGTCGATTACTTGGATGGTATCGGAGTCCGCCACTTTAAACTCGGTGGACAGCGTAACGATGTCGTTGGTGCCACCGTCAGAGCTTAGGGCTGTGATAACCATGTAGCCGATGAAGGTGATCGGGCCATACTCCTCGCGCACCCATAGTGTCGGCTGGCGACCTGCCTTGATTTCGTCGTTGTAATACTTAACGAACTTAGCCACGCCGAACTGATCAAGCTTGTCGCGTTTGCGCACTTCGCCTTCAAAGCTCAGGGTAAAATCAGAGTTTGTGACCAAGTTTTCAACATAGCCCTTGGTATCATCCGCATCGGATGTCACCGTATTTGGGCTGAAATCGAATCCCTTGGATGTACCGGCGATCAGCGATTGCCATTCGCCCTCTGCTGGAACCGTATCCGGGCAGCCAAGAGCTACCTCAAGCACAATTCCACGACCGAACAACTTACTGTTGTCAGTTGAGCAACCTTGCATATTTGCTTACCTCTTTGATTATTGATTACTCGCCATACAGGCAAGCGAATTGCAGGCGATAAACTAATCGCCCTTCAGTTGTTGAGACTGGGGATGGGATGCCGCCGACGTTCTCTATGTGACCAATGCAGTCGTTTGGCATGGGGTTAGCCTGGATATGGCTGATAATGGCCTGAGTGGCATTGTCGGCATCTTCGTCTTCGTTGATAGCGCCTACAACATCGACCATGACTAAATACTCGCTGCCCAGGTCATTACGAATTGCGCTACCGCTGTTTGGCCTGAATACCAGGAACTTATCGACATCTTTCCCTGTGTCCCGCCAGCGAAGCATTTGCGTAATAAAGCCGGTAGTTAGTCCAGCATCCACAAAGTAATCACGAACTCGGCGATGCATAGCAGGTGTCATAGCTGCATCTCCTTCTTAATGGCTCGGTCAATCTGCGCCTTGGTATCTTCAAAGCCTTTGGTCAGGAACTCTTTCTTGGCAGTAGCTCGCCGGAATGTTTGCGGGATGTTCGGGTCATGAACATAAACGGCATAATTTGCTGAGTAACCAACTCTTCCTGTTACTCTGGAGCCATTGACCGATATTTCTCGGTACTGGCTATTTAGTAGCGTGGAAGTGTCAATCGGGGTGTATAGCGCGGCTTGGTTGCCACCGATCAACAGAGCAGACTGAATAGCCCTTACTACCTTTCGCCCTCGGATGTCACCAATCAGCCGATCCAGATTAGCCTGGGCCTCTCTGACGCCTTTTACCTTAACGCCCATATCAAACCCCCGTAATAATGGCGTAGTCGTCGGCAATGCGGTCGAACGTGTCGGCGTAACGGACTATATGACGAACCTCATCAGCCCCGGATACCTTTGTCGGGTCAAGCGCCGCAGATGCACCTATCAGGATGTAATCGCCCTGCTCTGCCTGAGCATATTCTGTCCAGTGCGTGTTTTTGACGACAAACTCCACACCGATGTCACCCAGCCGTGCAGTAGCGTCACCGCCGTAGTCGCACATGATGGAAATCGGAGCTAACCACTTCTGCTTTCCGTATTCGTCTGGAGGCCCATCCTTTTTCCACACGGTAGCGAGTGCCGTGTAACTCCAATTTGCGGTAGCACTCATAGCTGATACTCACTGTATTGGTCAGGACAGCCAGGGCAATTTGGGCATTTTTCGCAGTCAGGTATCTCTTCTTTTTCGTCTTCTTTAGGCTCTAACATCAGCACCCTCCAACAACGTCAAAAAAGCCAACCGATGGACCTGCAGATATTGGCAGAACACCCGTGCAACCAGCAGTATCCAGAGACAGCAGTGAATTGCGCAACCAGGTAACTGAATCCTCACCGTACTCGAATGACCTGCTTGCTCCTGACGGTGCGCTTTGAGATTTAATCTTCCTGGCACCGGATGAGGCAGACATTAGCGCAGCCGCATACATCATGATTAGTGTCTGCGTGCAGTCGTCATAGCCTGCCCCATCCAAGCAATCGATAATTGAGTTAACGCGGCAAAGGATTGGTGACAGCAAGGCGGATGGGATGGTATAGCCCAGCTCAGCGAGAAAGGCTTGAATATCTTCTGGCGTTAGCGGGGCTGCCATCGTTACTTATCCTTCTTGATTGCTGCCGCTAGCGCCGCCTCTGCGTCATCAGCACGTTTTTTCTCTGCAGCCAGTGCTTCGGCATGTTGGGTCTCAACTGTAGCTGCTGCATCGGTCAGGGCTTGTACCTGAGTCAGTGCTTCAGCCAATTGAGATTGCAGAACAGAAGTGTCGGCAGGTACTGGAGCGGAAGGCGTTGCCACCTCAAACGTAAGCTTCTCGCCTTTTTTCTCGGTAGACTTCTCAGCCTTTCCGCTGGAGATCCACTTTTCAGCAACCGCGTCATCAACATCATACGACTGACCAACCTCCAGTTTCTGGAAGTTGGCACCGGCAAAAAGGTTTGCTACTAAAACTTTTACGAGTGCCATGTTTTTTCCTTAGCTGGATGCGTGAATTACAGAGAAGTGACCGTTGATGTCTTGCTTAACCATCAAGCCAGCAGCACCCCATGTACGCCACACGTAGTCAGAGTTGTAGAACTGGCGAGGATCGGCAACAGTACCGAAAGCCTGCCCAACGATTGGAGCAATGACACCGGCCTGTAGAGGAACAATCACGATTTCGTTGCCGGTCAGCTCGGCATCTTCTTTAATGGCTTCAATGCCCGACAGTTTCGAGATTTCTTCCAGCACGGTGCGCAGAGAGTTCACGTCGAAGTACTGCTCCCAGTTGGACATGATTTCGCTGGAGACATACCACGTCTGCTTACCATATTGCAGGTTTTGCAGCTTCAGAACGTCACGCAGAGCAATAGCTGCCGCACGCATTGCTTTCGGGTCAGTACTGGTCGCGAAGTTCACTGTCAGAGTAACCTGGGCAACTCGCTCATCATGACGCAGGCCTTTCCAAGTCTTGTCATCGAATTTGATGTAATTGCCTGCCGCATCGCGGAAACCTTCCCAGATGTAGTCCACATACTGGCGACGAACATCATCAACGGAACCGGCCTGAGCATCAGCCAATGAAGCCAGTGCAGATCCTTTGTTGAACACCGGATCACGCCAGTTAAATTTAAAGCCACTGTCGTGGATCGGAACCATCGTACCGTCGAAGGTGTAGGATTTAGCATCCAGCGCCGCACCAATCTGACCTGACATGGACGTATGTGCCCAACCGCGACCGCCAGTGCGAGCGTATTCATACACTGACTCTTCCAGGCGAACGGAGCGTGACAGTGGCATCAGGTCGTTCAGCAGCGTGAACTCAGTGTTTGGCTCAAATTCTTTCAGAACCGTCTGATCGTACGCCTTATACAAACGACGAATGTCATCGACCGCGTTAACTGCGTCCAATTTACCGAATTCACCCATGGTTGCTCTAGCCAAAAGATCTGCCACAGCTTGAGCGCTGGAGTTACGCGCGGCATCCAACTCTCGGAATTGAGCCGTGTTGGCCTCAAGGTTTCCGGACTCAGTCGCCTTCTTAGTGGAAAATGCAAACATTCGGTGCTCCTTACTTGATGACAACGCGCAGGAGTTGGCCTGCTGTCGAAATGGTGTATGAACGGTCTTCTTCTACGTAGCAGCGGACCGATTCATCAGTGCCGACGGCTTTAACACGACCATTGGCGATCGAAAGTGGCTGCCCTTTGGTGTAAGTGCCTGCTGCTGCTGGAACGTTGAAGAAAACTCCAGGTGTTGGGTGGAAAGCAACAACCCAGTCACCAGCCTTGATGACGTCATCTACGGTTTTGCAGCGCAAATAGTCATAGTTGGCTACGTAGAGGATTGCGGCTTCATTGCCATCTACGGACGCGGTGAATTTCTTCGTGGTGTTATCAAAGAATCCAATCGTGCCAGGAGGGGTGTCAGCGGCTGCAGAACCTTCTCGATGAAGCTGTGGATTTGCGAAGATACCGCCCGCGTGAATTACGTGTTTCCCATCTTTAGCCATTATTTACTCCGGCATTTCGCTGAAAGTTTCATTGGAATTAACCTGACGGAAGGAGCCGTTCAGACCGGTAGAGGTTGAGCATTTAGCAAACAGCTCGTTCAGTGCCTCGCCATCAAGTGCGTTAACAGCCGTATCGGTCATGCCGAACTTGGCTTTCACTGCAGAACGCTTTTCGCCCTTCTCTTTGTCAGAGTTGGCGGTCAGTCCGGTTTCGATGGCGCTCAGTTTTTCTGCAAATGGTGTAAACCAGGCAGGTGCTTGCTCGCTGTTGTTCGCTTTGTCTTTTTCTGCTTTGTCGTCAGCCTCTTTCTGTAATCGAGCCGCTTTCTCTTCCGGCGTCTCAGTTTTTGCGGCCGCTTCCTCTGCATTCATTTGGTTGAAGGCATCGAAAAGCTCTGCGTCGGTCTTGCCTTCAGTCGGCTTACCTTTCGCTTTCAGTGCGTTAACAATCATGTCTTTCATCGGGTTATTAGCTCCGTTGGTTTTAATTTCGTACTCAGTTGGTTTGCGCACGACTTCTACAGGTTCGCCGACGAATTCAGCGGTGCCGTCATCGTCGATGAGGTACTTCTGTTGGTATGTTTTGCCCTCTTCGCTATAGATAAACTTGTCTGGCCACACCGAGTCAGGCCATGCATAACAGTCATCAGGCTTGCCTTCGCGAAGCTTCTGACTCAATGCTCGCTGGATATCGTCGAAGGAGAAGTTTGAGGCGTTAGTGAAGAAAAATTTGGTTTTGTTGATCAGGCCTTCTTTCGTGCAATCTGCACCGTCGGCAAGGTTTACTGTTTCGATTTGAAGTTGATCGCCTGCTGCGTTTACGAAGATGCCCACACCATCATTCGGGGTGGCTGCACCGGGCTCATCAAGAAGAATAGCGATGTGGTCGAACTGCATGTTGCTAGCAATCCACGTGTATTTCTTGCCGCGCGACTCACCTTTGCTAGCCTGTTTGTTTAGTAGCAGCCCGGTTGAAATATGGATAGGCTCTACCTGCTCCTTGTTTACCATCGCATCAAGTCGCTCAAGCAGCTTCGCGCCTTTCGGGTGGGCTTCTGCATACCGGCGATTAACGGCCATATCCATGACAACCCGACCATCAGCTTTTGTTACGTTCATTGCGAACGCGCCGCCGTGGTAATCATTAACAGCCACGGGGTCGTTAGCGCTGACATAATTCCCATCGACTTTAGGATGCCCGAGAGGCATGAGCTTTCGCTCCATTGTCCCGAACCCCTGGTTAATCTCTGCTGCCGGGTACAACCCGCCGTTCATCACCACGTCATCAACAATCGGCACAACGCCTTTCACGACGATATGCTCGCTACCATTGATGGTTTCGGTTGTAATGTTTGAGGCGGAGTTGATGACGGTCAGCACGTTGACGCTTTTACGCGACATGCTGTGTCCTCTTTGGTGGATTTCAGGCAATAAAAAAGGCCGCTATTAGGCAGCCTTCTGATATTCATCTTGCCACTGCTTTTTCTCTTCAATTAGCCGTGACACCAGTCCTTCGTTGATGACTTTACCGTCATCATCGACCAATACGGGGATGTTTGCGCAGTAGCAGTTGTAACGGTTGCCATTCTCGGCATAGAACGCCTTAACCTCTTCAGTGGTATACGTCCTTCCGTGCCTTGCAGCATGCCATGCTCGCGTTGTTGGCTTGAGAGCAGACAGCCACAGCACCTTCGTGTTTAGGCCAAGCCTATCCCGAGCCCAGTCTGTTTCTTGCCACTGCGCTTGCCTCAGTGCGCCTACTTGCTCTGTTTGAGCGATGACCTTGGCTTGCGTCATGCTTGCATCAAGGCGCTTGCTGACAATTCTTGCCGTTTCTCTCGGGTTTATTCCACGACCGATGGCATCTGCAATAACATTGGCAAGGTCTGCCCTGGATTTATCGCTAACACCCTTCCAGTCGCTATAGGCTGATACGTATGCTGCGCCTATCTGGTTCTGGTATGCAGGGGATGATAGAAGCTGCACAAGCGTAGTTTGAGACTCATATATCGGCGATTGAGCGGATAGGTTGGTGTAGGCGTTTAACGTGCCTCGTTGATATTCCTCAGCGATGTACGTAAGCGCCCATATGTCCTGGCCAATACCTTCAAGCAGGTAGTCATCTAAAATCACCTGCACGCGTTCGAGCAAGTCAGCCAGCTGTTGCGCTGTCATGTCATAGATGAACGCCCCGGCATTGACCTGATAAATCGTCCCACCGTGCATGGCATGAGTCGCCTGTGCATTGCTTGCGCTCTCTCGCCCTACTAGCCGCTGATCGAATAGCACCCTAAGAGCATTTTTGATGCCAAGGTATCGAGATTCGATATCCCTGAACATCTTGTTGACTGCTCGATAGGACTGCGTCGGGTCTGCTTTATTGCGCGGTACTATTGGCGTCCCGATTCGGGGTTTCGCTGTCGTTATCATCTGTCAGCGGGTCCTTATCGGTGAGTTTCTCATCTGGGTTAGGCTTGGCTGGCTCCTTGATTGGCTCAAGCTCACCGGCTGCCCTGACCTCGTTAATTTCGACTGCTGATGATCCATACGCCTGTTGGGTTTTGTACGCCACGTCGGCCATCTTGCCCATATTGTCGAGTTTTTCGCTGTCACCTGGTGCAAGCAAATCTGACCAATCGACAGTGATTTCCCCGTTAGTCGGTTGAGGGATAACGCCGATATCACACCAACGTTCAATGACGGTCGTGATGATCCACGACATAAAGCTTCCGCGACGCTCGTTGCAAGTGGCCGCCCAGGCTTTCTTATCCTCGGTAGATGCCAAGTTGCCTGTTTGCTTTCCAAATAGGATATTGAACGGACAGCGGATGGTCGATGCGTAACTATTTGCTGATACCGTCCAGGTCGGTGTTGGGTCAGCTGCAGCCACTGATAGAACCGATGTCGTTCCTGATTGCGTTACCAGGGCTGAATCAGTACCTCGGTTAAGCTTGCTTATCTTGTCATTCATCGCTTCGCCGAGGTCTTTGTAGCCAGCCTTGGTCGCTTGATCGGCAATGAATTCCATATCGGTTTTATCGTCAAACTGAATGCCTAACTGACGGCTGGCGTTCTTCAGGAAGCCCTCGGCGCTACCACCTTTAGCCTTTTCAATGTCAAGCAGGTCATTATAACCAGCCTCATTTAGCGGAATACCCGACAACATATTTTCGTCTTCTGAGCCTTCCGCCAGAATGATCACTCTACTCGGGTGAACAGTGACGCTACGGACATTGCCATAAGTGCCATCATCGCCAACTGGCTGCTCATTGAACGTGTAGTTGATTGGCTGCCCATAAGTATCCGACAGAGTATCAATGTCGTAGTTACCTGGCTTAATCTGCGATTCCCACGCGGGGATAAGCTTCACAAGCGCAGCCTCGCCAAGCTTAGCTACGAGGGCGGTATCTACCGGATCGGACCATGCCCGATTGTCTTTTATCTGCAGGATGATTGCCGAGTAATGCCCAACCATGTTGCGCCGGTCAGCATCTTTGATTTTCGCCCAGTGCTTCTTCAGTAACTTGGTAACTTTTTTTTCCCAGTCGGTTTCTTTCTTGGATTTATCCGCCACTGGGCCATCAATAATCACCGGCTTATCTACCCAGCAGGAATCCAACGTCTTATGGATACCAGCATATGCCGCAGAGTTACGCCGGTAAGCACGATAAAGCATGTCAAAGCTTACGATGTCCGGGTACCCGAATTCATCCCAAAGTTTGGTTCGCTTAGTGTTCCCGTTGAATTGTCCAGCATACAAAGCTCGCTGGCGTCCCGCCGACATTGTTTCAGCGAGGGTATTTACGAGGAACTGAATCTCGTCTTTTTGTTCACTCACTGAGTGGCTCCTTAGAAGAATACAGCGCCGACTTGTTTATGGTTATTCTTGGCTACAGCAAAGTAGCGGAACCCATCAGAGCCGTGAGATGTGTGATCGTGAAGTGGTTTGTCTTTCCAGCATCCGCGCTTGTCGTCCCATTCCTTACGGTACCCTTCCAGATGAGTGATACCTTCTGCACATTTCTCATCGTCAAAAACGCATTTCGGGAGGATTTCACGGACGGACTCAATACCGGTATCAACGCCAGTTTTCGGAACAACTTTGAATGTCATGGAATAAACCTGACCATCGATTTCGTAACCTTCTCGCGCCAGCTCCTTTCGGGATTTAGCATCAGAACCGAACTCCCGGTTTTCGATGTCATGCGGGCCCCAGTGGTCGCCGTACTCATAGCCGCGATCTTTCAGCACTTTCATGTAATGCCGAAGGCCTTCGCCAGAGTTTTCGTAATAGTCGATGATGTGGAACTCTTCACCAACCTCACGCACGAACCAGATGGCCGTTGAGTCTCCCACCCCGATATCCCAGAACGTGTGTACCGGCAGGTGTGAATTATCAGGCAGCGGCCCAATGCGCTTGTTGGTATACAGCCAGCGGAACTGCTTAGCGTAATATGCACCTTCGACAGACTGCTGGAATGCCTCGGCCGGTATCGTCGGATATTCCCGCTTCATGTCGTCGCCGAGAGTCTTCTCTTTGGCGTAGTACCAGGCTTTCTGGCGATCGTTAAGGTTAACGCCGTGTTTGGCTTCCATCTCATCAAAATAATCAGCCAGGCGTTGCTGGAGCGGCTCTACCGGGTCGATTGCATAATGCGGATTCTTCCACCAAGAGAAGAAGAAAAACTTCCAGTCGAGCGCCGATAGTTTCTTGCCCTGCAACTGAGCTTTCTCTGCCATCTGACAATAATCGAAGAAGTACCCAGATCGCCCCTCGGCTGTGCTTTCGATAGTAGCAAAGCATCCTGTTGATACCGCCTCAAACGCGCCGGTAACAATCTCACGCGCCTTGTCTGGATACTTGGCGCATATCTTGCCGAATTCAGAAACGTGCAGGTAACGCAGTGTGCCGCCACGGAATGAGGTACTGACGTATAGCGAGCCGCCCTTCTTGAATACCAGCTCCCCGGCAGAGTCATTGCTCGATGGGTTGGCGGCTTTGATTTCATCAGGAAGATTGTCGTAGGCGTATTTCACCTTTTCGCGGAACAGGCGCTTGGCGTCGTTAAGCGTATGGGCTATCAGGGCGCACTTTGCAGACTCGAATAGCGCCGCGTCAAGTTGAATGATGCAAACCTCAGTCGTGAAGCCGAGTTGGCGAGCCTTAAGGATAATGTTTCGGGTGTGGATGCCTTCAAAGTATTCTCGCTGTTCAGGCGTCATCCTGAAGCGTATCGGCTTGCCTTCTTTGTCGGTAATCCAGTAAAGGTTATTCAGCCGCCAGTCTTTATCGGCTAACAGCTTTAGATGCTCAGGCTTCATCACGCCCCCTGAGACAGTGAGTCCATCAGGTCGGAAAGTTTCTTAACAGAGTTGTCGCCTTCAGGGCCATCAATATCGTAGGCCTGCCGCTCAAGGCCGATGAGGTTTTTCAGAGCGTCGCTTAGTGCTTTCACTGACTTCACGCGCTCAGGCATGCTGATGATCGACTGATACACCTCATTAAGGCGGTCACGGCCATTCTCATCAGGATCAAGCATCATCTCTCCCAGCTTACGGAGTGATTCGACATCTGCACATTCAGCCCCAAGCTCATCAAACAGAGAGTTGGTAATTTCTCGTGCCCGGCGAATGTCGCCTCTGTGCTCCATCCTGACGCTAGCTATAACCTCAGCAGTAGCTTCAACAAGTACGCGCTCGCTGAAACTGTTATCTGTGCGTACCTGTTTGCGTACCTGCGCTTTGCGTACCAAATCATCCGCACGCTCTTTGACCTTTGCTGCTAAGTCGCGAGACCAATCATCGCGCTTTGCCCGCTTCCGTATTGCCCCCTCACTGATGCTGTGTTGAGAAGCAATTTCACGCAGAGACATCAAGCCAGCTCGGTATGCCGACTCGATGGCCTCCCAATCTGGTTTGGTCATTGCCATTTCCTTAATGAATTATCTGAGCAAGGTCTGCCAGAGCATAAAATGCTTCGTTACCTACGTTTCCGCCGATGTAGACTTCTCCACACTCCAGCCATACGTCAGTAACGTGAATTTTGATATCTGCGGAAGCAATCCACATGTCGCGTCCTATCAGTGGATGAGTTTCGAAATATCTGACTCCTTCGTCATATTCATCCATAGGCACCTCTTTAGTTGGTTTCGCAGCGTTGCCACGCTTATCAGAGTTGCTAGGCCACTTGCGGCTTACCCGCCAGCAAGACGTGATCACCTCCTGCAGGGTTACACAGTCTTATTCCTTGTCGGGGGAATTCATACATTGAGTAGGGAGATGACAGGCGCTGTCACGGCAAGACACGATATTTCACGATGCGCCACTCATGGTGGTTGCCGCCGTCCCGACTAGCTCCCTTGTCAATGCATGCTCCGTTTCGTGGAGCTGACGGCCAGGTAGCTTAGCTCTGGCACCGATGCGGGATTTACTAAGGAAACAGTCCCGTTGTTACCCACTTCTTTTACACTTAACAAGTGGTCTGCTGCTGCAACCAACCTGGTAAGGTGAATTCTTGCTCTGATAATGTGCCAATGCCAGAGCATCCACCTCCAACTGGGGGTGTTACTTTCACAAACACAGTCTGAAGATGCTCCTTGATGGATTGCCATTGAGCCTCTGATGGCATTTCTCCATAAAGCTCAATGAACCCTTGAAGCCAGTATGTGAATTGTTCTGATGTCATTTCTGCCTCTCTGCTTCAATCTTGCGGATGGCCGCCTTATCGCGATTGCAGTTATCAATCACGTCTAGCAACTGGTCAGAGTAAGTAACCGCGCCACCGTAGGTTAATGGCTGCTCTGGTAGCGGAGGAATGCAGTTAGCGGTCAGGTTTGCCGGTATTGGCATTGCCGGGACCGCTACGTACTTTACTGGCGTGGTCGTACAGGCCGTTAGAGACATCGCTACTAACAGGAATGACAGCGCAGGGAGAGCTTGCCATCTTGGTTTTGTACACCAAGCGGATTTTGTCGCCGGTGTCAGTGGTCTGTTGCTTTTCACTTTCGACTCCTGCGGCAATGGTGTTGAACTGTTGGGCTTGCTGTATCTGCTTGGTGATGATGGATTGTTGGCTGGTTACCTGAGCTGATAATTCTTTGGCGTCTTTTTTGAGCTGCAGTGCTTTGGCATGGTAGTGACTAGCAAGCCAACATACTGCGAGAAACGTGGACACCAAGACAGCCAGGGAAAACTGCTTCCAGTAGGCGCGAATAAACATGATGGCGCTCATGACAAGAACAACTTACGTTCTGCTTCCCGGCGTTTAACCAAGCCATTCAACCGGACACCACCGGCATTTACCCATTTACCGAACTCTTCTGCAGCCCCCTGCTTATCGCCAGCATTGAGCTTGCGGAGCAAGGTGGACGTGCTGAGGGAGCGCAAGCCGAGGTTGTAGGCAAAGCTCACTAGCGCGTCGAACTGACCTTGAGTGATGATCACCTTTACCAGTTGGTTTACTCCCTGCTCGTATTGAACAAGGCCACACTTAAGCAAGCGCTCGGCCGTAGCCTGGTCAATTACCATTCCCGGGCCAATTTTTCTGCCATCAACAGGCTGAGTCCAACCATAGCCAATCGTCCATACACCAACACTGTCTTGGTAGGCTTTTAGCCTGCATCCTTCAAACTCTTTGATCAGGGAAATGCCAGCGTTGCTTATTTGCATTTTGTTTACCTATTCACTTCACGATGCGGCACATCTTTGTAGCCAGGTTTGGGCCACCGATGGCCTCGACGCGATCTATGGACTTTGCACAGAGAACTCGTAAAGCCCCAATCTGCGCACCCCATTCATCACGCTTCCATCGCTCAACCAGCGTTAATACTTCGTCGTCGGTTTTGGCGCTGATTAGCCCATAGGACACAACCGCTGATGGATAGGCATAAGCCGCGTCATCTGCACGCTGCATAATCTGAGCGATCAGCCAGCCTGCGATGAGGATTGCCATCACGTAAGGTGCGGATGCAGAACAAGCACCGATTACTCTTTGCTTAATCATTCTTTTCACCATCGATGCCAGTTTTCTTGTTCATGAAGCGCAGTGCATACTCGCGAACCTTTTCGACACCGATGAAGCCAATAGCGCCACCGATAAACACGTCTGAGCCTTCAGGTAGGTTTAGTATCGCTGCGCCTTTGTAAACGCAAAAAGCCAGGAGCCCACAGAGAACGCATTCAATCCATTTATTCTTTCTATGCACACCATCGTGAATTAGCCTGGCGTAACATACAGCGCCCGCAATAAGTGATCCCCCCACTGCTGGCCAGATGGCTTTTAAAGCAGCCCAAATGCCTGGCCATAAATCCGGGTTATCTTTCATCTTCATATTCCACCCCCTATTACGGGGATCTATCAGATTAGTTACGTTGATATCTGAACAAATCCCGTTACACTCAATCAGTCTGTGCAGACTTGATGGGCCTTGGTTTTGTTCGTGATTCGAAGCATGAGCAAGATGGCCGGTTGATATTCCACTATCATCCGGCCGCCCATTTTCACGATGAACCCGCCATATGCGGGTTTCTTGCTTTTAGGGGATAGCCGTCACGCCGTAGTCACTCAGCGATAAGAGGGTGTTTGAAGTGATTGACTGTTTTGGCGTGGGGCTAAATGCAAAAAGGCCACGCAGTTAGCGCAGCCCTGAAATAGAAAAGCCCCGGCGTTAATAGCCAGGGCTTATTTGTTTGTGCAGACCTCTCAGCCTGCTTGGTTGGAGTCCCAGTCATTACGACGAAGTTACCAACTCGGCGGAATCAGTGTTCAGGAGCCGCCTCTTTGTTTCCTGAATCACCGCTCTTCGCTTTACGCTCCCGAGCATAGCTGAAAATATATACTCCAATTTCCCGTTTTGCAACTTTATTTTCTTTTATGCTGAGATATGGAGAAATTCCTTCTCCATTTCACGCTTAATGGCATAAAACATTTCTTCTTCGAGTATTTCCTCACACCAAATCACTCGCTTTCTCGACGCCTGTATATCAGCGCCAGTTTCTCGTTCAATCATTCTCGCAATGTCTTGCGGGCATTTGCGATCACAATATCGTTTAATGGCTACAGAGCGAATCGGGCTATCTCGTTTAATGGCCTTGCTCATCACAGATTCAACAAAAGCGGCATCATCAGATTCTTTGGCGAGAGCGATGATACTGCTTGCGGAAGTCCCAGGAATTACCAGTTCGCGTGACCGCTTAAAGAGCTCTTCCCCACGATATCCTTGTGAGTGCAGAGCTTCGACCACTTCAACAATTCGGTTGGATTGCCCCTCACTCCATTCTGTGCGAATCATCAGCCGGCCAATGACATTTACACAGCCAGCTGGCGAGTCGTCACCGCCGAGATGCCGCCCCCACAACGTGAGCATATAACGGGTCCATACGCGCTGTGCTGGGGTGATCGTTTTCCTTCCTCGACACCAAACGCGGCGCAAATCAGATTGCTTGGCGACAATGGGGAGGAAATAAATCGCGTCCGTTTTTCTCATGCAGCCACCTCGTCAGTGTTAACAGTGCCATGCTTGTCGTACCTGGTCGTGAACATCGGCATTATTCCGCTATAGGCTGGCTTCACTTTCATCACGTTTGTGCATTGAAATACGCCGTAGTCCCGGTGATATTTCTCACGCATAAATCGAGCCTCTTCGATTGCTGATTGGAGATCGGTAAACACAGTTGCCATTAGGCTGCCCCCAGTTGTCTCTTGCGGAGTTTTTCGTAGTGCTTCGCCCGGCGCGTGAATACTGATTTCACCCGCTGCAGGTAAGCGATATCGAATTTCCGTGGTGTGTTGTCATGCTCGATTCGTTCAACGCGGAAAGCGCTAATCTTCTCGATGAGGTTTATTCGGTAGGGGATCAGGTTTCCTGATAGGTCGCGGTTGCAATGAACGCACCCGGCATGATTGTTGAAAACGTTGAAGCGAAGATGCGGAGCTGCTCCCCTAGAACGATAATGACTGGCATCTACTGCCCCGCCACGTACGCCGTAGTTAAGCGTTCTGCCACAGGCGATGCATGGCTTCCCATAGTCGCGCCAAAATATAAAGCGATTTACCGCTGCCTGAGCCTCTTTGTTCCATTCTGATTTTGTCTTTAACCTTTCCCTTCGCTGCCGTAGTTCATCGCGCTGTAGGCGCTCCTGCTTGCGTTTTTCACGCATGGCAATCTCTTCATCGCGCTTCTTGTTGAAGGCAATGGCGCATTTGTAGTTGTGGCAGACTTTCTGGATTGAACTTCGGGGAATGTATTCGACATTGCAGATGGGGCAGGTCTTGGGCTTCGGCACTTTGCCTTTAGCCATCGTCATCCTCTCCCGTCACTGATTCGATGAACTTGCGTTGCTCCTGGTCGCAGGAGTCGCATACATAAATTTCATCTTCCTGCAGTTCCTTTCCGCAATCGGTGCAGATCATCGCATGCACCTCATCAATAAAAACAGAACGGCATTGCCGGGCCATGAGAGGCTAAGCAGTAATGATTTAACCGTCGTTAGGCTTGGCTCGTTCTTGCTGAGGAATTCGAAGAACTGGCCAGCTACGAAGCAGTAAGCGCAGGCCAGTATGATTGCAGTAATTAACATGGATTCCTCCTGGCGCGGCGACGCAGCCACATGCTGTCTATCAGCGTCGTTGTATAGTTGTAAGTTGGGATTTCGGTTGGGATTAACTTCTTCTTGCGGGGAGTGCGGGTTGTTGGTTTGAATATCAGCTTCTCTTCTAGTCTGTCCCAGACTGATTTACGCCTTCGTGTCATGAGGCCATCCCCAATTTTATCGATGTTGCGCCATAGTTCATCAGCCCATCCCGATCTACAAAGCTTGTCAGCCCGGCACCTCGTCGCATGTGGTTGAAGATGATTAACATCGAGCCTTTGTTATTTCCGTTCACCGATACGCCGGTATCCGCCCTTACAAACGATATACGGCCTCCAGTGATGAACCTGATTTCTGTTGCATGCTCCCTGGCGAGTTTGAACCAACCGACAGAGGGGTCAGCCGGTACCAGCATCACCACGCCATTACCATTGAATGCGGCTTCAATGGCTTTGGTGACCCATGGAGTGATGTCGCTATATGGAGGGTTGCACCACAGATAACCTGCACCGAATGAATGAAACCAGTCTGCAGACAATGCGTCATCCTCTTTGGTCAGGAACGCCGGATGAAGATGATTGAGATGGCTTCCAGCCACATCACCTACAAAATTGAACTCAGCATCCAGTGCCGCATACAGTTCTAGCGGCGTTCTCCATAGATCACGTATCTCAACTGGGGTGTTACTTCCCGTGTAGTCACTCATTACGCCACCTGTTTCTGTTTGAGTTGGTTGTACTCGCTATCAGCAGGAATCGTTAACCTGCAGCCGATGTTCAGCGCCCAGCCTTCAACCTGGTTCAGGTAGAAATGCATGTCGCCTGTATCGAGGTCTGCCGTGTGCCGAAGCGATCGGTTAATGGTTTTCTCACCCGTAACCACATCCACCATTTCGCGCTCTTCGTATCCGAGGTAAGTGTGTTTCATCGCATCCTTCACCCATTCTGGAGACGCAAAGGGCTTGCCACGCTTAATGAGATAAGCGCTTAGCTCTGCGTACCACATGTGTTGGAGTGAGTTCTGAGGAAGACTGCGCTTGTCGCGCCATTCGGATATTTTTACTCGGTAGCGTTTGCCGCTGGAGATGAGGTCGAAGAGTTGTTTGGTGAATTGGCCTAGGGTGGATTTATGGAGACAGAAGTCGTCCATTAATTCACTCCTTGTAGTTTCCACACATGCTTAACAAGACGTAATCAGGTAAATATTCACTGACATCTGCAACGTGGGTGACGATCCGAGATACGTGGCGGCTAGTATATTCACCATTCCACTCACAAAGCTGCAAGATGTCGCCCGCTTCAAATCGACGGTCGTTTTTACGCAGTTCTGCTAACTTCAAACCCTTGCTCACCGCATCAAAATGCGATGGAAGTATTTTTAAGTGGTGCTCCATATCACTCCCCTTTGATTGATAGGCCGATAGAGCGGAGGGAATTGCGGCAAGCGCCAACTCCTTGATTAAATCCGTAAGCAACATCATCGGATGAACAGTTTCTCGCTTTGTCTTCCTTTTCTTCCGGAAGCTCAACCACGATGCTTGCTCGGCTTTGCTGATAGATTCTCCAGCATAAATCGGCAACTTCTTGGCTTGGGTGCTCGCCGGCTGGCCAGCCTGTTTCATTTTCAAAATCTTCTTCAAAATCTGCTCGTAGCTTATCCATGGTTAACCTCGGGTGATTCGAATTTAATTAGGTCAAGTTCCCAGCCAGGCGATTGTTCGCATCGGCCCAGCTCGTCATATTGACCAGGAAACCAATTGCACTTGAATGTGTAATTTCCAGCTTCGTCCATGTCGTCGTGGTATTCGTTGATGTCCTTTTCAATTTCTTCCAAAGCGGAAATTGTGCATTTCCCGTTCACCTCGCAGATAAACGGCTCAATATCGGCGCAGATAAAAACTGTCACCTGTAGCTTATCCATGGTTATCTCCTTTGCGCGGCTCTACTCCCGCTAAAATTTCAATGCATCCCACAACACATTCATTACAGATATGGGCATATGGCCCAGCAATTAACTTTTTAACCTCATGCTGGGTCTTGCTGCAGAAGTGACAACGCAGAACTGGTTTATCTTTATCCATTAAAAACCGCCCTTCTGTTTCGATGACCGGCGCTCAGTTTCTGCCATTCTGGCTTTAGCTTGGTCTTGGTTGCAGTCGTAAATCGCACCATGGCGCTGCTCAACGAACACAACGCCAGACTGACCATGCCGGTTTAGTCTGAGTAGCAGCTCAGTGTCTTGTTGGTTCGCGTTCTCGTCATAGGCACCTTCTCGGTAAATTCCAAGCCAGTAATCGCAGTCCTGCTCGATTTGCCCGGTATCGCGGGAGTCACTCGGGAGTGGCCGCTTATTGGTTCGCTTCTCAAGGTCGCGATTAAGCTGAGTAAGCAGAACGACGACGCAGTTAAGTTCCTTGGCAAGGTTCTTCAACCCCTTGGTGATCATGCCGTAAGCCAGATCGTTTCGTTCCGCCTTCTCAGCCTTCATGAGCGTCAGGTAGTCAACGAGTATCATCCCTACACAACCGCGCTCACGCTTAATCCTGCGGCTTTCAGCAACGATGTGAGCCAGAGACAGGCCGGGAGTGTCATCGATGTACAGGTTACCGCTCTGTGCGATTTCCAGCCCTTTCGCTGATGCCAGCGCGAACCGGTTGTCGTCGTAGCCGTCGAGATAGAAATTTGACGAACTGACTCCTGATGCTTGAGACAACGAGCGTTCGACGAGTTGCTCCTGTGGCATTTCTAGGCTGAAGGCTATCGCCGGTTTGTTTTCTTCCAATGCGCAGTTCAGCGCCATTTTCATGTAGAGCGTGGTCTTCCCCATCTTCGGCCGCGCACCCACTACCAGCAGTGAACCATTCACCAGGCCTTTCGGGGCCAAGATGTCATCCAGCGATGGAATGCCTGTTGAAATCCCGACTGCGGTCGGATCATTACCGAGGCGCTTCTCGACAATTCCCACCCAAGAATCGAATGCCTCAGCAAATGGAACCGCACCGCGAACCGATCCTACGCGTGACTTGTCTGCGGTATGCATGGCCAGGGATTGCATGGCTTCAAGTTTTTCAGAAGTGGAAAGCGCTGACGGGGTATAGAACACCTCGAGCATCTTGTTTGCCTGCTCGATTGCGAAACGCTCCAGGGCGGAATCCTTAACTCGGTTTGCGTAGGCGATCACGTTTGCTGCGCTTGGCGTGTTTTTCGAAAGCTCAGCCAGGTATGCGAATCCACCAACGCCATCCAGTTCACCTGATGCTTCCATTCGGTCTGCCAAGGTCAGCAGGTCGATAGTTTGGCTTTTGCTGTTCATCTCGCGTACAACGCGGTAAATCACAGCGTGCTGCCGGGTGTAGAACATGTCTGCACTCAGGAAAGAAAAAACGCGCTGAACTCGGTCGCTCTGCGCGTCTAGTAGGATTGAGCCAAGCACTGATTGCTCAGACTCGATGCTGCTCGGCGGCAGCCGGTAATCAGACGTCATCACTGTTCCCCTCTCGAACCTTCAAATAAACCTCGTCGTTCAGCAAGTAATCAATATTCTTGCAGCGCCACGTCTTACCAGTCTTGGCATCAGGGCGATCACCCAGCATCCAGCGACAGCTAACCGAGATGTAAGCCAGGTAGTCTTCCCATGCCTTCATGCTGAAAGGCGCGTTGTCCAACTGACGGGTAATCTTCCCTGCCTTCACCCAGAAGGTTTTGATCAGGTTCTTGCGCTTGTCGCTCAACGCTCGAACGCTAGGGCATTCCGGCAGTATCCGATGGTAGGCATCGATAACGTCTTGGCATGAGTGGGTTGGTTTTTTCTGTTCAGGTTTTACGGCTGCTACGGCACTCTCTTTATCTTTAGATAAAGAGTTATTAGTTATATTATTGTTTATGGACAATCGTTGGACATCCGTTGGACAAACATCGCTGGAAGCCGCATTATTACTGGTGTTCGCGTTGGACAATCGCTGGACATCCGTTGGACAATTTGGGAACTGAAAATCGTCATATTTTAGGATGGTTATCAGGCTAAATTTCCTGCCCATCGCCTCGACTTTTAGCATTCCTTTTGACTCGAAGCTGCGAAGTAAACTCTTCACTTTGTTGTCTGGGATGAATGTCTCAGTTACCAGGGTTGGGCGTCCGGTAATCATCTGCCCACGACCAACCATCATCTCACCCACATCGGTGTTAACGACTGCAGGCGAGTAGTTTGCTTTAAGTATCAGATGGAGCCAGAGGTGTACTGCCTGTGAGTCCTTGTACAGTCTGCTATCCATGAATTGACGGTGTATCAAGGCAAACCCCTTACCGGTTGCCTCCGGTGTCTCTACGTGGCGCTCCTGCTGCCTGTAGTCGGATAATTTTCTAACGACGCCCATCTTTCTTCACCCCTGCTTTAGCCAGTCTGAAAACGCCAATCAACCTTTCGGCGAATGGCTTATTGCATGCTGCTGTGTAGACAAGTCCGTCAGGTGAATCCGGATGCTGCCGTTCCTCTTCTTGCTTGAAATTTCTGCGTTTTCGTGCCATTATTTACCTCAGAAATTGATAGTGATTTGTTGTTCAGAAACCTCGGCTGCCACCGGGGTTTTCTTATTTTTAACGCCCACCGCTTTCACCACCTCCTGCACCATCATCCCCAGAGGACTAAATTCCAGTGACTTCTTGGCTACACAGAGAATGGTTGCGATATAGCGCCAGTCTGTGCGGCTAATCTTCGATTCATGGCATCCAGCCATACGAGCGAACTCCCTGTTGCTGACCAGTGATAGCGTCAGAAGTAAGTCAGTCTCGGCCCGGTTAATCTCTTGCTCTGTTGGTTTGCTGTAGTTTGCTAATTCCATTTCGTAGAATGTCCATGTTGGTTAAATAGTTACGTGCGGCATCCGTGGGGATTGCCACATAGATATTTGTTGGTTTTTATTTGTCACGTTCTCGGTGACGATGTAAGGCTTCATGCCTATTGTGAAAAGAGCGGTGTTGCCTATGCTGCTTGCGGGTGTGGGAATAAGCTTGTCAGGTCAGGCCTAACTTGATACGCGGGAACCTCCCCGCCAGTAGCCACTTCAATGCGCTTGGCATTTTCGGCTGAAACTTTTTTCTTTCCGTGCAGCCACGCCCAGACTGAAGGCTGTTTAACCTCGCAGGCCTCGGCAAGCTTTTGCTGGCTACCCAGAACGTCAATAGCCTTCTTGATTGCTTGGTTGACCATAAAATCACTCCATCTCTTAAATTCAACCCGATAATAGCTCAAGCTATTCATGATGTAAATAGATGTAGCTATTTGATAATTTAATAGTCTCGGCTATAAGATAGCGATATGAAAAAAATGACATTTTCAGAACGATTAAATCTGGCCATGAAAGAAAGTGGCTTCACTCAGGGCGCTCTTGCTGAGGCGGTTGGCATGGCTCAACCAAGCGTTTGGAAGCTTGTTAGCGGTGGTGCTAAGGGGTCAAAGAAAACAGTCCAGATAGCGAGTGTTCTTGGAGTTCGAGCCGAATGGCTAGCGGATGGTTCTGAACCCATGCGAGACGACACACCCCAACCTAAGCGGCAGGATTTAATTGGTCGCACCACGAGAGATTCCGATATTTATCGCATTGAGGTTCTGGACTTGGTAGTCAGTGCTGGCCCAGGGCGCTACATGCTTTCAGAAGCAGTTGAAGTACTGAATGCCATTGAATTCACATCTGATCGCGCTAGGGCACTATTTGGCAGTCGATCGGCTGATGACGTAAAGGTTATGACCGTGGATGGCGACAGCATGTACCCCACCATCAAATCAGGCGACAGACTGTTTTTCGATGTTTCTGTACGTGAGTTCACCACAGATGGTGTCTATGCATTCGTTTACGGGAAAACATTCCACGTAAAGCGCCTGCAGATGCAAGGAACAAAGCTTATTGTTCTTTCAGACAACCCTAACCTTGAGCGGTGGGAAATCCTTGAGGATACGGAAGACCAGTTTTACGTCATGGGCAAAGCGCTGCTGCATGAATCGATCATGTATGGAAAGCTGTAGCCAGTGGGCTGATGAGCTGGATAGAGAGATGCGAAGATTAGGCCAAAGCGAATCATACATACCGCAATACAATAATTAAGCACTTGAAATAGAACGAAAATTTCATATAGAAATCTTATAGGATTAGGAAGCAGCATGAAATCGATCTGGGGGAGTGTAAAAGTGGAACAAGATGATGACTTTGAAGAGAATATCGAACCAGAGCAAGGTCACTTATTTGAACTAGAATTTAGCGATTACACCCCATCAGGTCTAGGAACCGCTCATCTATCTGGATTTGCGATCGCTAGTGATGAAATGGAGTATGCAGTTAAAAGCACAGGTGGTAATACGCCATTCCCAGTCCAAAATCCTGCACAGGTTCCAGCCGCAGAATGGTTTTGTACAAACCTGGCGGAAAGGTGCGGTATCGCCACGCCAGTATGTAAAATATTGAAATGTGTAGCCAATGGAGAGTACGTTTTTGGCTCACGAATTGAACATGCAGCATGGAAGTCTGGGTTAAACGCTGCTCAATGGGTCCAATTACTCAGTAACGCCAATGAATCACTAAAAAAGCAACTATGGGCTATCTATGCGTTCGATCAGTTCGTACACAACGTAGATCGGCATCTTAACAATTACCTTTACATGCATAATAGTCGTGGGCAAGTAATTGTAAAAACCTTCGACTTTAGCCTTAGTTCATTTGTTTTAGGGTGGCCACGGAGTACATCCGTTACCTTGCCATCGGATTCAAACACAAACGTAAACTGGCGAGCGGCTAAGACGCTAATCGGAGAAACAGATGAGCTCAGATTGGTTGCACTTAATGTTCTTGACAGGCTTGAAATGATTGGTGTAGGTACCATATCTGATATACTGGATACTATGCCAAGGGACTGGTTACCACCAATGCAAAAGGATTTGATTTTGCGATGGTGGGGCAGCCCAGAGAGAGTTGAGAGATTAAATGCAATAAGATTGGAGATAACTTCATGAAAACATTCAAGTACAGCTTAATCAGAATCACACCTAATCTAGAGAAAGGTGAGACGATTAATGTTGGTTTGATTGTGTACCATGATGCTAGCATTGACGTCAGAATGCTCAACTCCGTTTCAAAGTTGAAGGCGATAGATAAATGCCTAGACCTCGAGTACCTGGAGGAGGTGCATCAATCTTTTGTTGACCTATCCAATTCAATCGGTGATGTAACTCTGTTGCCAAAGTTGTTCAAGGGATCATTAACTATATCTGACTTTGGTGCGTTTACGGTTCAACCAGCTGAAAATTATGATAAAAAAGTTTCAGAACTAATGGACAGATTGGTGAACTCTCAGCGTGCTCGGCACAGAAGAGTGAATAGAAAGGTATTTTTTGACATTAAAGACACTTTTGTACAACACGGAATTTTCAGTAAGTTTGATGAAGACCTTTATCATCATAAGGTAGTTTCTAACTACCCCATCAGTGCCGATGAGGGACTGTCAGCAGACTTTTTGTTAAAGAATGGAAAATACCATCTTACGGAAACAATTGATTTCCGTTCAGAAAACATTAAAAAGCAGATGGGAGAAGCAGCTCTAAGTGCGCTCACTATTAGCAAGGCAATCGAGATTTTCCACTGCAACATTGACTCTTTCGTTATTTATGCCGCTGAGACCACTGCGCAAGAGAAAGGAGCGCGGCACCAGCTGAACCTGCTAGAAAAGCACACGAACAACCTAATTAATGCCTTTAGTAAAGAAGATATGAATAAGTATTATGAAAAAATGCTAAATGCCGCATCAATGATACAGTAACTAAACCCGGCCACCGAGCCGGGTTTTTTGTGCCTGCCGATCCCCTAGCCCCCACCGCACCTGCACTAAATCCGACCTCCTGCACTTTTTCGCTGCCCCGACATGCCTATACACACCTGATTTTGGCTAGGTGCGATGGTTTTTTGATGGGTGAGGTGAAAATAAATAACCTTGTATATCAACATAATAATAGTCAAAGCGATAATAATATAGTTATAGCTATTTACATGAAATATAACTGCGCCTATTATCAACCCATCGAAACGAAACGCGATGCGGCAGACGGAACTACCAGCCGCGCCAGACATGAAGTCAGGCTGCTCATTGTAACAACGAGCTAGGAAGCTCTACGGAAGGTACCGATAACGTACCGAACCTAACCGATTGGTGAGTGCCCTGTTGCGACAGGTCAGCCACCAATCATATAGGAGTCATCATGACAACGATTAGCTATGGCAAGTCGGTAAAGCCTGCAAGAAAAGAGAACGCAGCAGCTCGCCGTCATCAACGCCGCGCAGCAGAGGCGATTGATAAAAAATTGGTTGAGTCGCGGATCTGCAAAGCTTTAGGGCAGAAACCGGAAGAAGTTACCAACGTGAAAAAGGTGGCAGTCAGTAATAAGCGCTCTGTATCAAGTCGTGCCGAGTTAGTGACGCTAACGCACTTTGTTAAACCGGTAAGTAGCCCTGACAACCGGTGCCTGCCAGAGGTAGCAATGTTCGCTGCAGGGTTCCGCAAGAGCGAGAAAATAACGGCACGTTAAAATCTCGCTGTACGAATTAGGACTTGTGATCACCTTTAAGTGTGGCAACAGGAATTTGATAAGTTGCTTTACATAAATGGCATAACAAATATGCCACTCCACTCATAGGTGCGACCTGTCTTTGAAACTGAAGCACAGATTTTTTTCGGTTATTGTGACATGCGGTACAAAGATAAATTACGGGTTGATCGCCCTTCTCAGATTCTTTAATGCGGTAGAGAAAAGAGCCAGGCGTAGGACTTATAAGCTCATACTTAGAAGATTCGAGTTCCCAATTCTCTTTCTGTTTTTTCTCATCTTCAAGCTCAATAATTCTCTCCTTAGCAGATATGAGTAGTGACTGGATATCCATTAGCTTTGTAAGTAAATCAAACGTCTTTTCCTTGACGTTATAGTCTACATGCAGCGCCTGAATGTCCTTTACGGCATCAACTGTTGCTTTTATAGCGCCGCCTGCACCTGAAACAGCATCCGTAATTCTACTAACTATGCCTTTATTCTCTGACATTTTAATCACTCTCTAACTGTAGGGGTGATTGAAGTTTATCCGATTTCTCGCTGTAGGGGTACAACGGGAATCCTCGCCGCCTGAGAGGATTAACAAAGCAGGCAACTAATTATATTCATTGCGAATTAACACGGATGTTATGTCTGGGGAAAGCGCAAGCACAAAGCCTCTTCGGAGGCTTTTCTTTTAACTGGAGGGTGCAGCATGACTTACAACGAGAAGGTTTGGTTTTGGGTTCTGGCAGGCTGCGCCCTCTTCTGGTCCGTGGCGATTATTATTCTGATTGGAGTAGCAAAATGAGCAAAGAAACAGGCGGGCCTGCGTTCCCTGACCATGGAGGTCAATATGATTACACGGGAGGTATGACATTGCGTGACTACTTCGCCGCAAAGGCCATGCATGCCATCATTCGCAGGTATGACGGGCATAGTTTTGGCGGTGGTCCAGAATCGCCTCAATACAAAGAATTGTCTGAGGATGCCTACCATATTGCTGACGCCATGCTGAAAGCTCGCAACCAATGAGGGTTATGTGATGAGTGAATTTAAAGGTACGCCGGGGCCATGGCTAATTGATCGCTATGGAAAGGTGGTTGATTGTCGAGGAATGACAGTTGGTGTTAGTGGCGTAGCGCTACCAATGACCCGTGACACAGAGTGTGTTGCAAATGCACATCTTGTAAGTGCGGCTCCTGAGCTTCTTGAAGCGCTTCAGGAAACAGTTAAGGACTTGGTCGCATACCAAGTAAATGCACGGAATGCAGCAAAGATAAATAACCGCTGGGAAGGCGTCGCAGATGCGGTGCAACCATCTATTGATAGGGCAAGAGAATCCATCAACAAGGCATTGGGTCGCTGACCATCCCAAAGCTCGTTATCTAGCGGGCTTGATGATGTACCAGTAAGAAGACATAACCCCTCTTATCATCACTTCGGGCTGCCTTGTGCGGCCCATTTTTTTACCCATCGCTAAGCCAATTTACGAGTTGGTTCAGCAATGAATACCTATCAATAAAAGGAGAGATGCCGTGACCGAGTCGACCGATTTAACCGTTATCGAAATTAAGCCGGAACAAGCACCGGCTCTGTATATCCCAAATGGTCTTGATGCATACCTGGAGCATATCAAGGCAAGCGTGAATGAAACGCCAGACCTGAGCACTAAGAAAGGACGTGATCGGGTGGCGTCTCTTGCGGCGCAGGTAAGCCGTAGCAAGACGGCAGTAGAAAAACCCGGGCGTGAGTATCTGAAGCGACTTAAAGAGGCTGTGAAGCCTGCTGAGCAAGAAATTAAGCGCTTCGTTGATGCCTGCGATGCTCTTCGCGATGAAACGCGCCTACCACTAACCGAATGGGAAGCCGAGCAAGAGCGTTTAAAAGCTGAAGAAGAAGCAAAGCGACAGGCTGAAGAACTAGCCAATCAGGTTGAAGCCGATCACGAAATCGCACTCCTGCTTAATGAGAAATTCGACCGTGAAATAGCAGAGGCAAAAGCTGAAGCCGAGCGTCAGCGCATAGCTCATGAAGAAGAGTTAAAGCGCCAAGCAGCAGAATGGGCTCGTATCGAAGCTGAGCAGAAAGCCAAGGCTGAACTTGAAGCCGCTGCACGCCGGGAAGCAGAAGCGCAAGCGGCAAAGGAGCGCGCAGAACGTGAAGCCAAAGAGGCGGCTGAGTTAGCAGATCGCCAGCGTGTCGAAGCGCAACAGAAAGCGGAGCGTGAGAAGCAGGAAGCTATCGCAGCAGAACAACGCAAAGCTCAGGAAGCGGCTGACAAGGTTAGGCGCGAAGCAGAAGCGAAAGAAAATGCGCGGCTGGCAGAAGAAAAACGCGTTGCTGATGAAGCCGCAAAACGTGCCGCAGATGTTGAGCATCGCAAGGCGATAAATAACCAGGCACTGGCTGACCTAGTAGCCGCTGGCGTGCCGGAAGATTGTGCCAAGAAGTGCATCACCGCAATCGCCAAAGGCGAAGTATCAGCAATCCGCATTACCTACTAATCAAATTAAATTCTAAAGGAACTAGCCATGCAATATGCCGTTGCAGGGTGGCCTATTGCTGGCTGCCATAACGAATCCCTACTCGAAATTATCACTCGCCGTATGCGCTGCATTGGCCGGTGGTTGAAAGACACTCTCAATCAGCGAGGTGATCCCTAATGGACCTAACCAGAACAATGCAGCTTCTCGCCCTGCTCGCCAAAGAGAAGAACGACAACATGCTTTTCCAATTAGCTAATTCACTTTTCTATCGGGGGATGAAATGAGCCTCGCAACCACTCTCGAGCAAAGCAAAACTAACCGGCGTAGCCATGTGCTTGATGCATTGCATTACAGGCGGAAGGGAATGCACAAGGCTGTTCAAGCAAGTCTGAACCTTTCAATGCTGGAAAAGATGAATCAGCGTTATTTCTTGGGCTCAGCGCCATTCTGAGGTGATTTATGGATTTAGCAAAACTTGATGAGCCTTTCGCTGTTGAAGACATTGAATGGCGGGTTCAGCAGTGTGGTATGGCAAGCAATGGTCCGTGGGCAATGGTGCTCTGCTACGTAACGAACCGGGCGATCATGAAGCGCCTGGATGAGGTATGCGGCAAGACAGGCTGGCGTAACGAGTTCCAGCCATCACCGAGCGGAGGAGTATTGTGTGGGATATCGATCAAGCACGAAGGGGAGTGGATCACAAAGTGGGACGGTGCAGAAAACACGCAAGTCGAGGCGGTCAAGGGCGGCATATCTGGCGCAATGAAACGCGCTGCCGTTCAGTGGGGCATTGGCCGGTACCTGTATCTGCTTGAAGAACGCTTCGCAGTATGCAGCACCGAACGCAACAACCAGTGGAATAAAGCTGCATACAAAGACAAATCGAATAAATACGTGAATATCTGGTGGCAAACACCTGATTTACCTACTTGGGCTTTACCGCCCTCCCCGCCATCCCCAACCCTTGATGAAATAACTCTAGCCTTCAATGAGGAAGCTTCCAAGGCAACCACAGAGGAACAATTGACGGTTTTGTATAAGGCGGCGTGGGCTGCTGTAGGTGACTCAAAGTTACACCAAGACCAGGTAATCGACATCTTCAAACATCGTAAATCAGACTTCAAAAAGGCGGCATAAATGGCCAGTAAGGGCGTAAACAAAGTAATTTTGGTGGGGAATTTGGGGAAAGACCCAGAGGTTCGCTACCTCCCCAATGGTGGCGCAGTTGCCAACATTACCCTAGCAACCTCCGAAAGCTGGCGTGACAAGGCGACCGGCGAGCAGAAAGAAAAAACTGAGTGGCACCGAGTGGTGCTGTTCGGGAAGTTGGCTGAGATTGCTGGCGAATATCTGCGAAAAGGCTCGCAGGTGTACATAGAAGGAAAACTGACTACGCGAAAGTGGGCGGACCAGGCTGGCGTGGAAAAGTACACCACAGAGATTCATGTCAACGTCGGCGGTGTTCTACAGATGCTCGGCGGCCGTCAAGGAGATGGGGCTCCGCAGCCAAACGGGAAGCAGCAACGCGCAGTACCGGCGCAAGGCACTAACAACAGTGAACCACCGATGGACTTCGACGATTACGATTCTGATATACCATTCTAAGGGGGCTGCATGCCTTACAAGATATGTAGCAGATGCGGATTTGAGCAGGAGCTAAGCCAATTCCAAGTAAGGAGGGCCTCCACGGACGGGTATACTGCAGCCTGCAAATCATGCCTGAGTCAATACGACCGTAGTAGAGCAAATCACCCCCACCGAGTTGAAGCTCGAGCAGCTTACCTAAAAACAGAGGGCGGAAAGGAGAAGTCAAATGGAGCAAAACTCAGGTTTATTGAGAGAAACCCCATCAAGAGAAAAGCCCACACCTTAGTGGGAAATTTTTTGCGAGACGGAAAGTTATCACGGCCCGACCGGTGTGAAATGTGCGGTGATGAATGCAAGCCGCAGGCGCACCATTGTGATTACACAAAACCTTTAGAAGTGATGTGGCTCTGCAAGCGTTGCCATACTGAATGGCACAAATATCACACCCCCATATGTGGCGAAGTAGCCTAACCTCACTCCCCGCAGGTAACACCAATGACCAAACAAGAGCTATACACTGCAATCGCGGTGGACGTCCTCGCGGCCATGGACTGTGCCGAACGGGGAGAATCACACTGGCGAGTTAACGGAATGATGGCAAGGACTGCCGCTCATTTCGCAGCCTTCAACCCACCATGCCCCGATCATCTCCTACCACTTGAACGCAGGCCGTTCAGTAGGGATAACCCTTGCACACCTAAAGCAAGTGAACCAGCCGGACAAATACAGACGGTTGTTCGGATTGTTGGTACCTGCTGGGAGTTTCCTGACGGCACGAGAATCCCAAAATTTTGGGCCGCAGACCAGAAAGCCAAGTCACTCGGAATGGTGCTGGAGAAACGCAAAGACTGGCGATTCAGCGTCAACGAATAACTCCACTCCGGAGGTCATCATGAGCACTCACCCTCTTCATGCGAATAACTTTCGTAGGGAAGCCCTTTCTCGCGGAAACGTGATGACGTCTCCGGGGAAGGTTATTTCTGCATTCAAGCTGGAGAATCTCAGCCGAGAGTCACCACTAGCTCAACTAGGCTGGACGCAGTACCTGCCCGTAGATGGACTGCACTCCCCTGACGGAAATTACACCTACGTCTATCAGCTATTCACTGACAGCTACAGGGTGATTCACACGGTCGTCAAAGAGGATGACCTACCCTGCAGCAAGCTGATGCCTGGTGAAGTCCAGTACCTGAACCATCTACTGATTAACGTAGGCAAAGACATGCCAGACATGGCTGAGCTGCGTTTTAAGGCATCCATCTTCCTTGGCGAAGAACTGGCGTCAATCGTCAATCCATTCTCGTTTAACGCAGCCATTAAAAACGCTATCCAGCGCGGATATCGGCTAACGCCAACCCAGATAGAGCAGCAGCTGGTTAGCTTTGACGGCTACTCAGCTGAAGAAATCAAGTTCATCACCGAGCGACTCGGCAAGGTATCCGCTGCCGAAATAGCCAAGGTCTGCCAGCGTCCCTATCAGTCGATTGTTAAATGGGCTAACGAGCATGGATTCTCCTCGGCATTCCACTATCAAGCGTGGAGCCATGACGACGAAAACCAGCTCGCGACCCTCTATCAGGCCGGTTACCCCATCAGCCAAATAACCGAGATTATGAGCCGAGATTCCAAGCGAATCGTTAGTCGCATTGCCGTGTTAATCGCCAGCGGCCGGTACCCAGATATGAAGCCAAGGCCACGCGGCCGTATGCCAAAAATCAAACACGAAAATTAAGGGTGAACAATGAACGTATACGAAATGGAAGGATTCCTGCACGGAAAGTGTATGCCAGGTGATTTGTTGGTTGGTGAAAGCACAGCGGCATATCTGGTCAGGAAACTGAACGAAGCGACCGCAGTAAAGGCTGAGCGCGATGCGCTGGCCGTGGAGAATGCGGCGCTGAAATCTGCGCACCCACAACCATTTGGCCGAGAAATGATGAAGGCACTGGACGCCTACGAGAAGCATCAAGACGAAGTACCTGAGACGGGGATGTTAGATGCGTTTTTCATCTTGCGCGACAGCATCAGGGTAGAAACCCCAGCCACTGACACCGCCCTTGCCGCTATCGAAGCGCGGGGAGTGAAGAAGGCCGCAACTGCACTTGATGCCCTTTCGAAGTTATCAGCGTCAGCTACCAGCCAAGCAAACTTCAGAGCATCAGCAGTGTATCTGCGCACAGAGGTTATGCCAGGAATCGGGGAGGCAAAATGAAAGAGCGCCCTATCATCTTCAACGGCGACATGGTGCGCGCCATTCTCTCCGGCCGCAAGAGCCAGACCCGGCGTGTTATCGCCAATGTAGGCGCTGATAACTGCATTCCACTACAGAAGCAAACCAAAACCAAAGACGGGATTTATACGTACGTCATGGATGCGCCGATGTATGGGCTGTGTCCATTCGGCCAGGTAGGCGACCGGTTATGGGTGCGCGAAACCTTCGCCGGTCACTATCTCGATGATGACCAAATTCAGGACATCAAAGATGGCAGATGCAAAGCGAAAGACCTTTGTGAGTATCGCTCGGATTACGGAGATGATGCTGACTGCGCGGACGGATGGACGCCATCAATCCACATGCCGCGCTGGGCATCCCGCATCCTGCTGGAAATCACCGCCGTGCGTGTTGAGCGCCTGAACGATATCAGCGAATCGGATGCCAGGGCTGAGGGCTACCCAGTGGGGCGTGAAGTGGATGGTGGCGCACATGACCCATGGCTGTGGTTCCGTGACCTATGGGATGGGATTTACCCAGATAACACTTTCAAAGTGAACCCGTGGGTGTGGGTGATCGAGTTCAAGTGTGTGGAGGTGCGTGATGCCAGCAAATGAACTGAAGCTTCAGAGCGGTAGAACCTATCGCGGCAAGCGCCCACGCAACACTATGGGGTTGGTTAACGACAGAACGATCCTGCATATCGGCGCTACCACCGTGCAATACGACAGCCCATCCGTTTCTTTCGGGCGACATTACCCATCAGTCAGTCGCGAGAAGTTCTTGGCTTGGGCTGAGCGGGATGTGACCGATGAACTGCCTGCTGGCGAGTTCGCTACATGGCCTATTGGCAGCGCTAGGGAGGTGGAGCGTGGGTAAAGCCTACTACAACGAAATCGACCCATACGCTGCGCAGTGGCTGCGCAACCTGATAGCCGCCGGCCATATCGCGCCTGGTGATGTTGATGAACGCTCGATCGAGGATGTGAAACCTGATGACCTACGAAACTACACACAATGCCATTTCTTCGCCGGGATCGGAGTCTGGTCATATGCCCTCCGCAACGCAGGATGGCCTGACGATAAACCGGTCTGGACAGGTTCTTGTCCGTGCCAACCTTTCAGCGCGGCAGGCAAAGGCAGCGGGTTTGATGATGAGCGGCACTTGTGGCCTCATTTCCATTGGCTCATCAGCGAGTGCCGACCTCAGCACATTTTTGGCGAGCAGGTTGCAAGCGGCAACGCAAATGCTTGGTTCGACCTTGTACAAGCTGACCTGGAAGCAATGGACTACGCCTTCGGGCTTGTCCCGTTTCCGTCTGCGGGCGTCGGCGCTCCGCACATCCGAGATCGAGCGTACTGGGTGGCCCACCCCAACAGCGAACGATTACAAGGGCAGCGGCCCAACAGTGATCCGGAAAGATGGCAAGGATCGGACGTTCGACAGACTGGATTATGCGACAGAGCAGGGTTTGCTAACGGGGTGGCCGACCCCGAACGCCAGCAACACGAAGAATGCCTATCAGGATTGGCAGAAGGTATTAGCGAGGAAGGAGGCAGGAAGGCAGTCAAACCTACAGGACTTCGCTTGCCTTACAGGCTGGCCGACACCAACAACAATCGACAACAATCAGGTTCGCGGGGAAGCTGCGGCGGCGAATGCTCCACAGAGGGGGACAACCATCGGGGGAGCTGCGAGATTGACGCTCAATTGCCCAGCCCGACTAACGGTTTTTGGCGTGATGCTGACTGGTTGCTCTGCCGGGATGAAAAGTGGCGGCCAGTTAGACCCGGCTCATTCCCGCTGGTTGATGGGGCTACCGCAAGAGTGGGACGACTGCGCGCCTACGGTAATGCCATCAACGCGGAAGCGGCAAAAATCTTCATAGCCGCTTATTTGGAGGCCCAGCATGATCGCCGCTAACTACACGGCGCATCTGTATTGCGATTGTGCAGATTGCGACAAGCAATCATGGAAGATGCCGGTTAATCAAGAGTTTATTGGTAACTCATGGTCTGAATGCGCCAGAGAGGCGCGCGAAGATGGTTGGCTTATCAGTGCTGACAGGCAGAGATGCTATGCGCCAGGCCACAAGATTAACCGAGAGGTAACCAATGGATAAGCGTAAGAGCAACATCATCGAAAGCGCATGCAGTTGTGGTGAGCCTATCAGTATCGAAATCAACTGCACTCAGCGCATCGGAAGGAATGATGGGAAGCGGCCATTTTATCCAGACGAAAGTGTTGCAGAGACATTGGCCGGGACAAACCTTGACCCCAAAAACTACCCAGAGAACGGCGTGACCACCTACCGTTGCCGCGGGTGTGGTTCGTGGCTAGCAGACACTGTTCCCGGTGCAGAATTTGAACGGGCTGAAGCCCAGGAGAAATCATTATGAGCAATGAAGAAAAGAAAACTACCGTATCTGTTGACTGGCTTGATGACTGCCCCGCCTGCGGTCATGGCATCGCATCAGTAACCGGTCATGGAATTGACAATAATTGGCTGCATTTCGGTGACGCGGTGCTGTGTGATAAATGCGGGCACGCTGGAGAAATTGACGTGGATGGCGAAAACGCCTGGGTTGATTGGGAAGAGGCTGCCGCGAATGGACAATAAGCTGAGCGAACTGAAAGCGGCTGCAATGGCCGCAACTCCGGGGCCGTGGATTTTAGATGATGACTCATGGAGTGACGGCGACAACGCCAACGTTTCTACAGAAGAGCGATACGACGGCCATTTTATCAGTATCGCCCAAATAGAAGGTGGTGGTTCAGAATCTGGCCTTGACGAGCCATTCAGCGCCGAGCAACAGGCAAACGCGCGTTACATCACTGCCGCCAACCCTGATGTCGTTCTCGCCCTGCTGGCAGAGCTGGAAGCGAAGGATAAGCGCATAGCTAACTTGGAGTTCGAGCAAGGCGGGTACGGATACAGCGTACTTGAAGACCTTAATGGGAAAATTAAGCACATTGCTGAGCTGGAAGCCTATAACGCAAGACTGAGAGATTGGAATCTAGGTTTAGCGCAGGAGTCCTGTGAACTACAAGCCAAGCTGTCTACGCCGGTGCGGTTGCCTAGCAAGAATGATGATGAATTTTGGTTCGATGGTGTGTTCCAGGTGGCGAGGTTTGACCGCGCAGTTGAACGGGCTGTCAGTGCCGCTGGATTCAAGTTTGTGGGGGAAGAATAATGTTAACGACTGAGCAGTTGAGAGCGCGCGCTGAATCGCTGGGACTGGATTTCTTCATCGAACGACGAGCCGGGATTTGGGTGAAAGAGTGGCTTAACGATGGATGCAGCTCGGCAACCGCTGAAGAGGTAATGATGTGGTCAATATTGGCTAACCGGGAGGCGCAGCCGGTGGCATGGACAAACCAGCGATCATTGAACACTAAGTGCAAAATAGTAGCATTCACTGATGATATGAGCGCACTTGACTATGGCGTTACTCATGGATGGAAAGATATTGTTGAGCTCTACACCGCACCTCCAGCGCCAGCAGTGCCGGATGAGTACGAAATACTGAAGCAGGCCGGTGGAGTTCAGATTGCAGTTAAAGATAGCGTTACTAAAAATCATCTTTACGGTTTGGGCTGGAACGCCTGCCGCGCCGCAATGCTGGCAGCAGCACCGGAGGGTGGCAATTGACTCCCGCTCAACCATAATTATACTGTATGCATAAACAGTATTTATTGTGGTGTAAGCATGACAACAAAAAACGGCCTCGGCTATCAAGTCGTCTATCGCGGTGAAACCCTCCCCAATTTCGTAGAAGGCGGCTGGGTGTTCTTCCAGCGCCTCAAGGAGTACGGCGGCGGATACTGGCTCGGGCGCACATACAACGATGCGTTCATATTCGGGCTTGAGCGGCCAACGTCGCTATTTGAAGGTATCCAATTCATCCTGGCTTCAAGGTCAGTCGAGCGAAACGCAGATCAGTTTGACGACAATTTCGAGCTGTTCTAGTCCACCCGGGTACCAAGAAGCCCCGCCATGCGAGGGTTTTTATTACTCAAATTCCAGGAGCACATCATGACAGACACTTTCGAAAAGTGGCTGGATGAGCTTATCAAAAATCCAGCGACAGGATTAATCGAGGCGCGGCGCAGAGTGCTGAGCATTCCACGCGCAGACTTTGCCCGCGAAGTATGGAGCGACTGCCTCAAAGCCAGGAAAGGTAAATCAGCCAAGTAACCTATCTAGGAGTATCCCTTATGACAATTCACAACCTACCTACTGAGAAGCGATTCCCAGTAGAGCGTGAGCTTGGCCTGCGTATAGCCGAGCTAATCAGCGAATACCACGGCCAGTTGTCATTGGTGGCCACCGTCGGAATTTTAGAAGTCGTCAAAAACGATTTGTTGAATAAAGGTGGAAAAGAAAATGTGCGATGAATTCGAAGCAGCAAGCGAGTTGGAAACATTTTTGCGTGATGTGGCCCTGGCAAACAGAAAGCCACCGGTGACGTTTACCGGGTTCTGTGCCAGTGAGTGGTGCGGGGAAAAGATAGCTAAAGGGATGTTCTGTGATGAGGGGTGCCGGGAAGATCACCGGCTACAACAACTGGAGAAGATAAACAAACGGAGGGTGGCAGCATGATTATCAAAAGCTCATGTCTGGATGCGGTGGTTATCGTGGCCCTGCTGGTGATTTGTGTGATCGTTCTGGGGTGGGGATTCTATGGATAGGATGCTGCAATGGATACAACGATAGAGAACGCTATTAGGTCTGTAGCCCGACGATGCAGGACTGAAATCATCGCCCAGACGAAGGAAAGCCGAAGCAACTGCACGACCCAATCACCACTGAAATCCTTAACCATCACGCCAAGAAAATCACCGCAATTCCTCCAGGTAAATTCAGCGCCAAGTTGTGGCTGAGTTATTACGTGCATCTCATAGATAAAGAAGCGAGGCAATAATGAGCAATGTTTTGCAAATAACCCCTAACAAGTGGGTGACCGAAGAGCTGCTAATGAGCATTAGCGGAATGACCAAGCACATGATCCAGCACGCTCGAAGAACCACATGGATGGAGGGCCGGGAGTACCGGCACGTAGCACCAGACCTCAATCCAAAGATGAACAGCCCCATAATGTATAACAGAGAAGCGATCGACCAATGGATTGAGCGACAAAGACCGGCGATCCGCCGCCGGATTTCTGCTTAAATACCCTCCCCACTCAACCTAGAGGTGCTACATGACGAAATACCCAACCGGGGTGGAGAACCATGGCGGATCATTGCGCATATGGTTCATCTACCAAAAGCAAAGGGTAAGGGAAAATCTTGGCGTTCCCGACACCCTAAAAAACAGAAAGGCCGCATCAGAACTACGTACGTCAATCTGTTACTCAATCAAAACTGGAAACTTTAATTATTCAGCAAGCTTCCCCCAGTCCCCGAACTTGAAGAAGTTTGGGTTTGTGCAGGAAGGTATCAAGGTGGGAGATTTGGCGGAGAAATGGCTAGAGCTAAAAAGAATGGAGATATCTCTTAATGCTCACAAGCGCTACCGTTCTTACATCAAGATATGCTGCGAAATCCTGTCTCCTGATCGCATGGTGTCATCGATAACCCATGAGGACATTTTGACTGTTAGAAAGGAGCTGCTTACCGGGTTTCAGTTGCTTGGTAATTATCAAAAGAACAGGTCCGCCAAGAAGGGCCGAACCGTTCGCACGGTGAACGTCTACATAACGTGCCTGTCAGCATTGTTTGAGTTTGCCGAGCGAAATGGATACATCAGCAAGTCGCCATTCCAAGGAGTAGACCCGTTACGAAAGAGCAAGTCTGAACCCAACCCGTTAAGTTATGAAGAGTATCAACGTGTGATAGATGCAGCTCCATCGCAGCAGATCAGAAATCTGTGGGTGCTTGCCGTTCATACCGGCATGCGCCACGGTGAAATCTGCGCCCTCGCCTGGGAGGATATCGATACACGCAACTGGTCTATCACCATAAGTCGTAACATGGCGTTAAAGGGGCATTTCACGCCACCTAAAACTGAAAGCGGAAACAGGACCATAAGCTTAACCGAGGTTGCTATTCAGGCCCTGAAAAGCCAAATGGAGTACACCAGGGTAGGAAGGCCTCGACAGGTTGAAGTTAACCTGCGTGAGTTTGGCAGGAAGAGGATAGATCAGTGCACGTTTGTCTTTGTGCCGAGATTAACGGCAAGGAATGGTTGCGGTGGTGATTGGTATGCGCCAGGGTCAATTAGCGGAACGTGGAGCAGTATGCTAGCACGTGCTGGGGTTAAGCATCGGAAAGCCTATGAGTCTAGGCACACTTATGCATGCTGGGCGTTAAGTGCCGGTGCAAACCCCAACTTCATTGCTAACCAGATGGGCCATACGTCAGCCCAAATGGTATACAGCGTTTACGGTAAATGGATGAGTGACAACAATCATGATCAGCTAAGCATTTTGAACGCTAATTTCGGTGGGAATGCCCCACATATGCCCCAAGCGATTTCCTACTGA